CTATAGGAGTAGCTATTTATCTCCCACCGCCGCCTCCACCCTCGCCGCCCACGCCGCCTCTTCTGTACCCTCTATCTCACACCTTTTTGCAATATCTTCCATACTCCCATTAGGGTGTAGCTCTCTAAAGAGAGGGGGTAAGAGAAACTGAATAGTAGCCCTGGCTAACCTTGTGCTAAACTCCTGATCGGATATAACCCCCAAACTGCCTAGCTGGGCTATTCCTAAATCGTGTAGGCCATGGCTCCTGGCTTCCGGACTACTCCAGTTTGAATCATTCAGTTTAATCTTGAACTCGCGCACAGCAGGGCTAACACACCTTGGATCGTCACCATGAGGTAAATCCAAGGTGGCACAGATAGCGGCCTCAATACACATTTGGCCCCCTCTATCCCCTACCCCATTGGAAAGTCCACGAGCAAGGATGGCATCATACTTCTTAACATCGAACGTTTTGATATCGAACATAATCTCCTCAAAAATAGGGTGTGTATTTAGTACAGACCCAAAACCTCTGGTCCAGCGACTACCTGTCCAGTTAGGGGGTCTATCACAAGGGACCCCTTAGTATACCCGGCCCTATCCCGCAGATAGTAGAAGGTCCGCTTCTGGTTACCACTAGGGATATGGATACAGGAAAACCCTATGGTTTCCATGCTATCCTCCACATCGTAAAAACAAGTTGGGATCATCTTTTGCCTCTCTGTCAATCTTGGTACAAACCCATAATATCACAATTCTGTACCAAACAAATACTTTTCTCCCCTTTATCCTCAATAGCTTGTGGGCTATGTTTGGTAGGGTACTTTAAGTTATAAAGCTGCGTGTACTAAATACACGCCCTGTTTGATTAACAAACCTTAATTAAGTAAGTGTTGCATCCTTGGCAAATGTTTGGTACTGTAGGAACAGGCAAAGGAGCCAAAAGATGACTAACGCAAAATACCAGCCCACTCCAATGAGCAACGAGCAGCTATGGAAGGAAGCCCCTTCTATCTTCGCTACCGAACCATGGGAACGTATGAGTGAACGGTATACATTCATCCCCACCATCCAAATTGTGGATAAGATGCGCTCTGAGGGATTCGTTCCGGTTAGCGCGGTCCAATCCCGTACCCGCATCCCCGGCAAGGGAGACTTTACCAAACATGCTATCCGCTTCCGCGATATGCGGCAGGGGGATAGCCCACTTAACCTTAAACTGGGTACCCTATACCCAGAACTGCTACTGACTAATGCCCATGATGGATCTTCGGCCCATAACCTGGATGCGGCATTATGGCGGTTGGCTTGCCTGAATGGTCTAGTGGTAGCAGATTCCACGGTGGCCCGCATCCATCAGGTACACAAGGGGAGTGTGGATGATATCCTGGAAGCATCTTTTGAAGTCATTGAGCAGTTCCCTAAAGTGCTGGAGTCAGTGGAATCCTTCTCTCAGAAACTCCTTACCGCGCCACAACAGACCGCATATGCTGACTCTGCCCTTGCTCTCCGCTACGATGAGGGAGAAGCGCCGGTATCCGCTGAACAGATCATCCGTCCCAGGCGGTATGAGGATAAAGCTCCTACCCTTTGGAACACCTTCAACGTGGTGCAGGAACACCTTACACAAGGCGGCCCACGTGGTAGGAATCCCCATACCAATAGGCGTGTGAAGGTCCGCGCTGTAACCGGGATTGGAGAGAACACACGCCTCAACAAGTCCCTCTGGCAACTAACAGAGGCAATGGCAAAACTGGTCTAACCCTGCAAGCCCCACGGTTGAATCCAATTCCGTGGGGCTCGCATCTAACTCTGACAAAGGAGAAACCTGATGTGGTACACGTTAGACGAAAACCATAACATTCTACGCGCCGGGACATATCCAGTGGATAAAGACTGGGGAAGAATCGTAGGGAAAACTATGATAGGGGAAACGCTAGTCTCCACTGTGTTCTTAGGTCTAGATCATGGATATGGTCAGCATGCTAGTCCAGTCCTGTTTGAGACAATGGTGTTTGGCCCTGCTGACCCTAACCAGTATATCCAAGAGCGTTATTGCACTTGGGATGAAGCCCTTAAAGGACATGAGGAAATAGTGTCTATGCTAAGAGAAAAGGAGAAATGTGAATGACCAATTTTGACGATAAGACCGGCATCCACTACGGAGCCATATCCTACCATTCGGTAATACCGGAAGCCTTGGACGATGTGTTCATCCAAGGAGATAACCTGACCTATAAAGAAGCCATGGAGACTGCTAAGGCTTCCCTACGGTCCTGCTTAGGGGAATGGTTCAATGAAGGCACCTACGGTGGAAAACCGTCTACCCTGGATCGGGAGACGGATGCCGCATGGGATGCCATATCGGATACCTGGAACGACCAATACCAAGGGGAAGATGAGGTATATCTATACGAGCAGTATGGGTACAAGATATCCAACAGCCCCTCTCTGGTATGTCTATTCGTGGAAAATAGCCCATGGTATACCTTTGCTAGACCGTGCTCACCATGTGCCCCTAACGCCGGTGATCTGGACAACTCAGAGTTAGGGCAGTCATCTGAATACCGTGGATTAAAGACCTATTGCCTAGGCCCTGATTGGTTCGAGGATAACAAAGCTCCTTATCCGGTGTATTCGGTAGCGGATGGCAGCCTGGTTGAATCTTCGGTCACGGTTGCCGCATCGGATACGGAAGGAGAAAACACAGATGTCCAAGAAACACTTTAATGCATTGGCTGATGCCATGAAAAACACTAAACCTAGCAAGGGAGAAGGTACTGAGTACCTGATTAAGTACTCTCAATGGAAGCGGGATACCCAATCCATAGCGGAAGTCTGCTTACAGTCAAATAGCCGGTTTGACTACCATTTTTTCCTATCCGCTTGTGGGGTAGAATAATGGAACCTGTCAAGAGTAGCTTCGACCCTGAGTACGCCTACTACCTAGGCTATACGGATGCTCGGGAGTATGGTACCAAGCATCCGCACCGATCCTTCGAGTACGGCAAATCCGCCCGCGATAATGCCTATTACTATGGTCTTACCGCTGGCCTAGAGGAAACCCGCAAGCATGGATTGGTTATGGAATGCCCAGTCCATTGGGATAACCCAGGATTCCATACCCCAGCTTGCGGCAACCCAGGCACCCCATGTTGCAACCTGGGACGAAACAGGACTGTCCTAACCCTATGCGACCGACACGCGAAACAGGCTAGGACAATGGATAATTGGGCAGTTATCCCAATATCCTGGGAGACATAAACTATGGCTTGCTACAAACCACATCTTACCGCGCACGATGTACTCCACCGTGCCTATATGCAAGCATCCTTACCGGGAATGCTTAAGCTACTCCGCATCATGCGGTATGTAGCTAACAACCATTGGCCTACCGCTCGAAAAGCCTGCTACTAACCCTAGCAGGCTTCCCTCAGTTTAGGGTGTGTACTAGAATTGGGTTTGTACTAAATACAAACCCTAATCCCTCATAAATTCCTGTTATAACCCCATAAACATTTATCATGCAGATTTAGTTTGACTAGCAGGCAAAAGTGCTTTACTCTGACTGTGTACCGCGTTGATGCGGACACAAAAGGAGCTAAAGCTTATGAGCATATTTGAATCGGTAACAGACGGCCTGAACTACCACTCGGACGTGGTAGGGCCTTTCACTTTTCTTGCCATAGAGTGGATTTATGGCACAGTCAATACCGTACGCGTAGAATGCGCCAACGGTCTACCCATGGTCGTTTCCCGGCATTACATGGGAGGAAACTAGCCATGGAAATACTCACAGCTTTCGTAGCATCAAAGGAATTCGCGGCCGCCGCGTTATTCTTCGTTCTTGACGGTACTCGCGAGGTTATCATTTTCGCGGGAATCCACCGCAAGGTTATAGCGTGGTACCGCGCCAAACGCGTCAATCATGCTCGCATGATACTGAAGGAATACCGCAAAGGAGGAAAGTAACATGTTACGGCTAATACTCTCGTCTCCCCTTTGGTTTTTCCTGTCTCTGGCATGCTGGGTTCTAGTGGTGTTTATCCTAGATCGGAGGATACGCTAATGTTTACCCAACACGCGCACGGTTCTTTCTCAGTGACCATCAAAGGCGATTTCCATTGTGGCCCTGGCAGTGACTCTCCCAAGTCTTTCGAGTGGGCTGCTACCTTGTCGTTTCCCGATTCAGCGCTCAACGAGCACGGTTTTCTGCTAGACAATACCGTGTACGGCAAGTACTTCCGCGAGTTGCGGGAAACTGCCGATAGCTGCGAGCTTTTAGTGCTCAAAGCTGCCAAGCATTTTCACCGTTCTGCGCCCTACGCTACCAAAGTAGAGGTATCGGTCACAGTCCCAGGTTTGGCAACCGTCACGAACATTCAACCGGAAGGTGCCCTATGAGCAAACTGTTTCCAGCTTGCCTTATCGCTATCAACATCGGCGCAGCCATTGTGTCAATCTACACCGGCGACTATCGGCGCGGGATCTATTGGGTATCCTCGGCCGTGTCCCTTGCGATGGTGGCGTTATGATTACCCTGATGTGGTTAGCAATCGCGTGGTTACTAGCTCTACTATCAGCCGTGATCGCATGGCACGATGGTAGCGCAAAAGGGATATGGTTCGTCCCACGGTTCAAAGCGGACCGCCGCAAGCGTGTTTCCAGACATCCCCGCTAAACCCTGTTTCTTCCCTTTGCCCTACCAGCCATGCACGCTGGTAGGGCTTTTTTATGTTCTTGACAGATAGGCAAACCTATGGTATGATCCTAAATAGGAGAGTATCAAAATGCATAATCAATCACGTGAGTTACCAAAAGTTATCGATGTTGGGGAATGGGCAGATGTTACCCCATCCCATATTGGTAGAACCTTTACTACTCTTAAAGCGGTAATGCGGTTCGCACGCGCAAATGGATTTACCCAAATTGCCCGTATACAGGGGTTATCCAGAACGTTCTATGCCCCCCTACTGGTACCTAGGTAGGCCTCCGCACATACTTACCTAATGGCCCATCTGCTTTGGCAGTGGGCCATTTTTTATGCCTTTCGCGGGCTACCCCCTGGCCTAGGTGCTCTCCTACCTCGTTATCTGGATGTCTGGTACCTACCAGCGCGGGCAACGTCCCTACAGAGCTTATACATAGCCTTAACCCTGTATCTACCTATATCCCTGTCTAACCCCTTGTGTGACGGGGTACTATGCCTATGTGGTCTATGAGTCTACAACCAAGGGATATAGTGGATATACCAGTAGCACGAACCCCTCCGATCGTGCTACGCGCTTACTAGTCCCCATGCAGCCATAACCAGTATCACGAATTGTACAATCGTGCTACTGACAGTGCTACGAATTATGATAATCGTGCTACCACAAAAGAGGGTCTGTATTTAATACACGCCCTACTTGGTATCCTTATATACTCCGCTCCGTAGCTCGCCCTTCGGGCGATCTCACTCCGCTTCGTAGCATTTGAGTGCTCATACCACTATTAACCTACGGGCCCTTCGGGCCCTCCGGTTAAAAGTTTGCGCGCTCATCACAAGAACTGTATATGGCAATTTCAGGGCCATTCCCCTACACGCCCCCCGCGCAGTCTCCCCAATGCCATACCCGCTGAAATCCAACCCGATCGCGTGGCGGGCTTCTAATGCTCAATAAACCCACATTAACTTTGGTGGCCTAACCTATTGATTCTTATAGAAACGCGCTGGAGTGGTTATCAACAACTTAGGCGCGTGTATGTATTGACACAATAAAGCATACCGGCAGGGGTATATGGTATACCACCGGGGGTATGCCCCCAATGTGGGATTTAGGGTCCCCTCGGCCAGTAAAGTGCGGTGTTTCAAGGGAGCAGGAAAGGCTATCTGGGAGTGGTTATAGGGGTATGCAAGCCATAAAAGGACCCCATTCAGGGTAGGGTTTGTATTTAGTACACGCCCGTTTTCATGGTACCCTTTCTAGGTGCCACACATAGCACAATGGTATCAAGTTTACCTATACACCCCTCATTGGAGAGCCCTACGTTATAAGATGTTACAGAAATACCCTGCGTGCATCCGTTGTGGGCGTGTGCGGGAGAAGATGGTTATACATCACATAACGTACGAGAGGCTGGGGCAGGAGCGGGAGCAGGATCTACAGGTGATGTGCAAAGGCTGCCATAAATTTGTGCATAGGGTGTATAGGGATAAGATACCTGGGGTAGAGTGTTTATACGAGAAGGGTCCCCCTACCAGTGTACCTTATTGTATTAGGGTGGGGATTTATAAAAGGCTGGGCTACTTACAGGGAAGGTGCTATACCCGGCCTGCCACCGCCCCAACCTCCACCTTAGTATAGCGTCAAGAGGGGATAAAATCAACTATAACGTATAATACTGAGCGCGCAGCGAGCGAAGCGAGCGAGCACTCAAGAGCCCTAGCATGGTATAAGCCCAAGAAATAATTATATACAATGTGGGATTTTGATGTTATAATATCTCTTATGAGGGGGGGAGGAGATTACTAAGAACCTGGGGGGGACACTAAGGTATTTTGCTTAATAGGCAAAACCCGGAAGGCTGGTCTGGTAGGGTCTATCCTAATACACCAACCATCGTGTAATAGTTTAAGAAGGTAGTCCCCGCTATTAGTCAGTGGATGGCAGTAATACAATTGACTTTGGTCCTTAACCCCTTCTTCAACTCTTATAATTTTCATTCCCCATCCTTACTCTGGTATGTCTCCTGCATCTAGCATACATCTCTCTGAGCAGTAATGCCTCCCAGATTTTCCAAACCATACTTTTATAAATTCTGGAAGATCCCCTCTACATTGCTCACATCGTTCATCAAGATTGGGCAAATGCTTTTGTGGCATACATTATCCTTATCCTTTGTATTTCCTGCGACCGCTCTGCTGCCCACATAACTACTTCCTCTGGGCTTAGTTCACTATCTATCAGGAAGTCATGGTAGCGGTTTACTATTAGACTAACCTGTTGGTCCTCTTGGGAGAGGGTTATATCCGGATAGATTTTAGCTGAGCGTATCATTTATATAACCTGACTGGGTACTCGCCTACTAGAAGGGTATCACATATTCTTTTACCCACATATACACCCCCCTGTCCTGAATACCTGAAGATATACGGCTGTTGGGTAATCTTATCTACCACAGCTAAGTCTCGTAGGATATGCCCTCTGTGGTTCAGTATATGGAAGAACATGATACCCCCCACAGAAGCCATATCCTTATATGATAAGAGACTACCCACGGCGGGTATGGATATCATTTTCTTACCAGGGGTCCAGAGAGCTTTCTCTGGGTCTAAGGCTAAAGCCGGGGACAGCCCTAGTAAAGTTAGCAAAGATCGTCTAGTCATTTCCTATCCCTCTTACTTTTCTGTTTATCCCTCATTCACTGCTGTTTTTCTTCTTTTGAACCTACGCACCCTGGTATAGTAAAGGCTCTAGGGGGTATCTCCTTACGTGCCCACTTTATAGATTCTAAGGGGGGATTAGTGACTGCTAAAACTAATCTCTTTGGTAGCCATTTAGGATTGTTAGCAAAGATAGTAGGCATTTATTTTCCGTACTCCCTATCCTTACCCCAGATTTTATCCTTCACATGTTGCTTTACCCGCGTCATCTTACCCGGGCTGCCTGCGCGGAAGTCCGGTACCCCTTTCTTGAGTGGCTTATACACTTTCTTGCGTTTGGATAGGGCCGGGTGGTCTTCAGGTGGTATAGGGGATACCTCCCGTGCGGCATTACCCGCCCCGGCCCATAACTCGTTTTCTTCCTCTGTTTCACTCTCTAGAACAGGGTTTGTATTTAGTACACGCCCTTCTATTGCAGGGGGTCCCCCCTCCATACGGGGCATGGCAATAGAGAGGTAAACCCCTACCTGTGAGGTAGATGCCCCCCCTTTTATAGCTCCTGTGGCATCCCCAAAAAGTCTGCGGTTATCATGGGCTACTTTGAGGGCAGATATAAGGGGGGCTAGATCCTTATACTCCCGGTATGCTGTCCTTGCCTCCTTCCCGTAGCCTTCTGTTACCGCCATACTCTTGACTGCACTCTTACTTTCCTTTAAGGCTTCTTGTGTCTCCCTCCATAGCATTTCTGTATCAGCTAGGAGGCGGTCATGGGCAGTGATCTCCCGGCGTTCTGCTGCCGCTGCTAGACTCTTTGTGATATGGGGTTTATGTTTAGTTACAAGCTTGTGGTGGTTGATACCATACTTGAGAGCCACAGCGGTGGCTGACATATGATAGAGGACAAGATCACGGTTTATGTCTTCTGCCAGATCGTGTGTGCATAGGGGGCATTTAAGATCCATGTCTTATATTACCTCTAAAAGAGGTTGCTGAGGAGTACTCATACGGCCTACCCGAATCATCTTTTATTTCTATTGTTGCGTCTGGATTCTTAAGTCTTAGGTGGGAAGCAGTACTAGCCGCGCAATTTAGGGTAGAGAACCGAGACTGGTAGGAGCCGTCCATATATATGATAAAAGGGTGTACTTCTGCGAAGGATTTCCTTAGGTTAGGGTCTTCAAACTTGTACATAGTATAAGGATACCAGTTACCTTGCTTATTTGTCAATATTCCTATACACTTATTATATGAGACAAGTTTGGAGAATATGGTTGTTGGATGATTCAAGGTTTAGACATGCTATAAATGTTAAAAGTACTGAGGCTAGAGTTAAGGATCTAGTAGACCTTTTGGGTATTATGGGGGTATTTGTAGAGAGTTATAACCTTTACGAGGAAACCTCAATATAGGCGGGTACTAAATACAGACCCTAAATGCTCAATCCAGGGAATAGGCTTAAGAATGGTTATACTGTTAATTCTAAAGGGTATTACCGTTATACAGCGGGTAGAAACCGGGGTAAGTACCTACATAGAGTGTTAGTCACTCAACTTTGCTTACAACAGTGTTATTATACCTTGGATGAGCAGGGCTGGCCCATTCTAGAGGGGTCCTATTTTACTGTGGATCATGTAGACCATAACCGGCAGAATAACTGCCACTGTAACTTGTTACTCCTTCAGAAAGAGATACATGATGCCTGTAGCTGGTTGAGTTGGAGGAATAAATGATAGATACATCACACGCTATATATGAGGGGGCTATGCTATTACATAAGCCAATAAAGGTATTTGCCTTATTTTCTGGAGGTAATGACTCTATAGTATCGACCCATTTTGCTATGGAAAAGGGGGCTGATTCTGTGGTGCATATAAACACAGGCATTGGTATTAGAGAGACAAGGGAGTTTGTCAGAGACACCTGTAACCGATATGGGTGGCCCTTAATAGAAGAGTTCCCCCCAGATAAAACATATGAACAGTTTGTTTTAAAATATGGATTTCCGGGGCCAGCTGCCCATAGGTATGCTTATGTATGGTTGAAGGAAAGGGCACTGAATAAAATTATTAGGGAAAATAAGAAATCTAGGAAGGATAGGATAGCTCTTGTAACTGGAGTTAGAAATCAAGAGAGTGCCAGGAGGATGGGATATACTAATCCTATATTACGGGTAGGGTCTTCCGTATGGGTTGCTCCAATCTATATGTATTCAAAGATAGACCTCCATAAGTATAGAACTACCCATTCCTTACCACAAAGTGAAGTTAGTAGGAAACTTGGCATGAGTGGGGAATGTCTATGTGGTGCTTTTGCATCCCCCTCTGAATTTCAACTGATATGGAAGAACTACCCAGAGGCCGCTATACAAATCTCTGATCTTGAAGACAAAGTTAAGGCTGCTGGCATCCCACGGTGCATCTGGGGGGATAGATCATACAAGGCCCCCATTTCTATAAAAGATGACTCTTTTATGCCTATGTGTATAGGGTGTAATGAATCTAAGAGACGTGAAAATCTAGGTTGACTTCAGGAACGGCTTCTTGTATCATTATTATAATGCTGTTCGCATAGTAAGCTTGCATCTAAGGTACTCCGAGGGGTGGGCCTTGTAAACCCACCCCATATCCCTCTTCCTAAATAGTAGTTGACACCCCTCTCCCCCACCCCTATAATCAGGGTATCATTCTGCCCTAGTCTCTAGGGTATCCCCATAGGGGTCCTCCCATTGTCCAAACACAAGAAGCAACCTATTATAAGGATACTGAATCCCCTCCCCGAGAGTTCATCCTATACTAGCCTGAAGCGGGCATCTCAATATGTAGCTGATGGTAAAGCAGTGTGGGATTCCAACTGCATCCGCTTCATTCATCCTGGACAGGTACAGATGGCCCTGGACCGGGAGAGGATATTGAGCCTGCGGAGATCCCCCGATCAGGCTGGGTATGATGGAGTAGGAATGATGACCGTGGATCAGGCTCAGGGGCTCCCGCTGGCAGGCCCCGCACAGATCCTATTTAATAAGGGTAATAATAGGATGCCTGCTTTACGGATAAGATGCTCTGTTCTCAGTAAGATAACACTAGAATGAAGAATCAATGGCAGCAGCAGGCTATTGCGAATCGGGGGAATGCCCCTACTGCATCCGAGCAGGCTGGGTATAGCCCACATATATATAATGACAGTGTGAAGCAGAATACCCGAAAAATTGGCAGGCATAACGTAAGGAAAGCCTTATCTATGGCTGGCATGGGTGGAATTAGTGCAAGAAAGGAGGGGGTTGTGGCTGGTAATTGGATCAAGGGAGCTATAAAACATAAAGGTTCATTCTCTAAAGCTGCCCATAAAGCCGGTAAATCTACCAGTGCTTTTGCCTCTGAGCATAAAGGTGACTCAGGAGTTTTAGGGCGTAGAGCACGGTTAGCTCAGACCCTTATGGGCATGAAACATCATGCAGAAGGTTGTGTATCCGAGCCTTCTGGGGACAGCCCTTCTGGACCACATAAAGGGCTTTTGATGATCCTTATGCCCCACCATGGTCAGCCCCCGATGCAGCACCACGCTTTTGGTAATGTAGCTGCCCCCTCTATGGCTGCTCCCATGCCCCCCTCTATGGGTGCATACGGTCAACAGCAGGTGCGCCGAGTACCCCACCCTGCAACTAAACGTGTTGTACCTCAACAGCTTAGAGCCCCTCTACCTACTACGGGGGGAGCTAGGAGCCCTATTGCCACACGACCAGTTATATCTCAGAAATTGCCCCGTCATGCTACTGGAAACGTAGCGGCTCCCCCTCAGCAAGTACCGTATGGGGCTTATGGGAGTATGGTTTCGCAGGGTCCTCCGGTAGTAGGGGGTGCTCCTGGTAGCCGGTTGCAGATAGGTGGTAGTATCTATGGCTAAACCTAGGGGTGTTGCCCCCCCTATTGGATTTGAGACTGGGGAGATTAAGGGGCAGGCCCATTGGGTTCCAACTTATTGCCGCCATCATTTTGAATTATTGGAGAAGGGTAAGTCTACTTGTATCTATGGGTGCCCCCCTGGACCGATGATTCGTACTCTCATAAGCCCTGCATTTGAGATACTTTTTGGGGGTGCTCGCGGAGGGGGTAAGACGGAATGTGGTAGGGGATTCCTTCTTAAGGGTAACCCTTCGGAGACTGGTACCCACCCTGGTGGGGAACATATCATGCAGGGGGTAGGGGATGATTCCTACTGTGGAATCTGTGTCAACATTAGTTATATAGCCCACCCTCACTACCGCGCTCTCATCCTTAGAGAAAATGAGAAGGATCTTGCGGATTGGCTTTCCCGTGCCAAGATGCTTTACGGACCTATGGGAGCAAATGTAACAGAGAAGCCTGCCCGCGCAGTGTGGCCCAGTGGGGCCACCTTTGTATTAGGTCATATGCGGGATGAATCTTCCTATACTGATTATATGGGGCAGGAGTTCCATAGAATTGTATTCGAGGAGCTTACTCAGGTATCCGATGAGCTTCTATATCTCCGAATTGCAGCCTCTTGCCGCTCAACTTTCTCCTGTAAGGGTAAATGCAGACCTGGGAATTGTGTTTGTGGAGCCCTCAAACCCCAGATTTTATGTACTACTAATCCTGGAGGGAAGGGTGCAATTTGGGTTAAGAAACGGTTTATATCGGTAGGCCCACCGGACACTATATATAAGGACGAGCGCAGCGGTCTTACCCGCATTTATATACCCTCAAAAGTGACGGATAATCCCTATCTGATGCGGGATGGTCAATATGTTAAGCAACTGGATGCGTTACCTGAGCCCACTAGATCCGCTTGGTTGCTTGGGGATTGGGATGCTCTTGGTGGGCAGTACTTTCGTGACTTCCGGCCCAAAGGTCCCCTTGCTGGTGACCCTCCTGGTGACGTGGCTCGCCATGTTATTCCTGCTGGAAGTCATGCTTTGGCTCCTTTTTGGCCCCGCTGGATAGGTGGGGACTGGGGTTATGGTCATAATTACGTCTTCCTATGGGCCTGTCGGGATCAGAATGGTCAAACTATCATATATAGGGAGCTTTCTGGTAACGAAACTAGCTCTGATGCTGTTGGGGCAGCTATCGCAAGGGCTAGTTTCCATGATTTGATGGCTATGGAGAAGGCCGGGGTACCCCCCCACATGCAGTTATGGCTCTCTTTTGACGCATTTTCACGGGATGCTGGGGAGAACACCATTGCCGCCCATATCGGGAAGGGGATTGACTCCGTTTTAGGGGTTGGAGCCGCCTATATACCTGAATTTTATGAGCAGTTGGCCCCTCAAACAGGGTCTGTATTTAATACAAGCCCGGAATGGGGGCTTTCGGATGTCAAAAAAGCCCGCAAACAGAGGGAATTTGGCATTACCATAGAGAAGGCCCCTAATGATCGTATCCTAGGATGGCAGCACATACGGGAAATGCTCCGTTTCCGGCAACTTTCTGAGTCAAGTAAGCAGACTTTTGATTATGAGTATTCCATGAAGCTGTTGCACGAGAATACACAACTTTATAAGGAGTATTTGAGATCATTTGAGGCCCGCAAGCCTGAGATTTTACCCAAGTTGCTTATTTTCGATAACTGTTCTAAGCTAATTGAAGCAATACCTACGGCAGAGTATAAAGAGGGCACAGAGGATGTGCTCAAACGTAACACTCCAGAAGACGATTTTTGCGATAGCCTTAGGTATACCCTATTTTCTGAGAACGTTCATCAGATTCCCGAGCCACAGCAGAGTTTCGTCAAAAGAAAGCTTGATGAGGCCCGCGCAATGAATCCTAATATGGATTATAACTCCCTTTGTCATGTAGCCCGTCAATACGAAGATGAATTTAAGCATGGAAAGGGTAAAATGCAGCCTTTCAATGTGCGCCCTGAGTCTTCCCGCTTCTTTAAGCAGCCTAGGAGGGTGAATTGAACCGTAGATCCTTTTTTTTAGCCCCAGTGGGGCTAATTGCTGGTAATAGTCACCCCAATAATAAGGGGGTAGAATCTGATCCTCGTTATTCTACTATTAGGTTTCTACTTAATGATTTACTCCCAGGGGGGATGGTTTTTACTAATGAATATTTACGCCCCCATCTAAATAGGGCAATATATAATGGGGCTAAAGACGCTTGTGTGGGTGCAGCCGCTCTAGCAGCTTGGTCAAAAGGGTTATTATCTTTAGGGGATAGATACGCTTGTGTGGCTTGGCCTAATACTTCAGTTAGAAGAATGAAGGAACTTACTATATGATGCGACCCGGTTTACCTTCTATTATGGGTCTTCAGAGACGGCCACCTGGACGTTCTATAGGTCCAATGCCCGCTATGAAGCCTGCTGTGGCACGGCCTCCTATAAATCCTATGGGGGGGTTACGCCCCGGTATGAAAATGGCTGCTGAGGGGGATACTGCCTCTCCAGATGGTGGTGATAAGCTCTCTGTTGACCTTGTGCATAAATCAGGTCCAGAGGATAACTGTGGTAATTGCCAGTATTATATGGCAGATTCCCAAGAGTGCAGTAAGGTAGAGGGTAGTTGGGAACCTGAGGAACGATGTATCTTATTTACTGCTGGTGGGGGTGGGAGTGAAGAAGGGACAGAGTCCAGTGGAGGAGATGAGGAAATGGGGTCCGAATCCGGGACCATGGATTCTCAAGTTCCTTAGATTATTCGTAGCCTACCGCGCTTTAGAGCTTAAGGATTCCAAGTGGGCTGACCTAGCTTATGATCTAGAAATTGAGTCTGAGGAGTTAGCCTATGAACTATCTGAAGCTGCATCTGCCCGCATAGATGCGGAGGATAAGATGAGGCTTTGGAAGGATAGGGCTGAGGTTGCCTCACTTGAGCGGGATAAGATAAGGGAAGAGTATTTTCAGTCTATAAAGAAGATAGCCAACTTTGAATCCCTGAGAACTGGGATGCCTATGGTTCCCTTCCCGGAGGTTTATACCCCCCCTCCCACCCCCGCTGGGGATATGGATGGGGATTCCCCCTCCGGTCCTATGACTGCAAGACAGAAGGTGATGGAAGCCCGCGCAAAGTCTAGGCAGCAGGCTTTAGAGAATCGTCAGAAGTTACGGGAAGCAATGGACTTTGACCCTGATACCCCTGAAGTTAAGCAATGATAACTATATGGGCCGTCTAGCCCCAAACTTGACATTCTGCATGGACTCAAGGGGGAAAGAGATACGGAAGCACTCCCCAAACTCTAGCTCAAATGCTATTGATTTGTCCCTACACTCAACTAATTCTATGGCTGTTACTGGAAGACCTTTAATACGTTTATTTAGGTCTTCTACTGCCTCTTCTATTCCTATAGCTGGGCCACGTCCATTCATATATCTATTGTAGGTTAATATTGCTTATTTGTCAATATAAATGACCCCCCCTTTGGCCCCCTTTCCCCCCTCAAATATACCCTCTGATTCTGGGTCTGTATTAAATACACGCCCTGATTCTAAGCCTGAAAAGGACCCTATACTAGAAAATCTGCGTGGGCCTGTGGGTAGACTTGTACAAGATGATGTACGGTTAGCCATCGACCCGGAGAAGATATATAGGTATGCTCAGTTACGCAGAAATGAACTCTACTGGAGGGGAAATCAATACCTCGACGAGATATACAATCAAGATGGGCAATTGGTTGATTATAAGCCCATCGATGGAACTTGGCATGAATTTGTGGACGACGACTCCGATGGAACCTATTATACAGTGGTTAACGATCTCCGGGGATATGGGAGGAAATTCATTGCCGTCCTTGCCCAAGGCCCCCCAAACGTAAAAGCTGAGCCCAATGATGAAACGAACGATGACCATGTAAGAAGGGCTAAGCTTGCACAGGATATAGCCGACAAACTTCATAATCTATGGAAGGTGAAACGGGATAACCAGAAGTTGTTCTTAACCTTTTATAAGAATGGGCCCGCGTTTGGCTATACCCGCTTTGTGGCTGATGGGGAGAAGTATGGGTATGTAGAGGAGCCGGTAATGAAAGATACTCCAGTTCCAGTTGGCTCCCCTACGATGCAATGTAAATTCTGTGGGACTTCTACTTCAGTAGAAGATATCAATGTTCTCCCTGAAATGTGCCCTACCTGTGGGGAGCCCCTTAGCCAAGAGGATTTCAGAGAGCCTGAGGTAATGACCCTCCCCCAACAGGTGGGGGTTAAGAGATATGCTAATGGTTGTGTAGAACATACTGTGGAGTCCGAGATGAGGATTACCACGGAGTTTGATATCCAGTCCCTTGTGGATACAAACTGGCTTATGCGGGAGCGGGAGTTACATAAGGGCCGGATATTCAGGCAGTATCCTCAGTATAGGGATAAGTTCAGGAACGAGGGGCAGGATGCTTATGGTGGGGGCGGTACTTCCACCACAGCGGGCCAGATTACCCGCGAAATTGCCTCCTCTCCTTCTGGTATATATCTTGCCCCCCGCAAAAATACCCTGATGTTCACTGAAGTATGGCTGCGCCCTACGATGTATGAGCTTTGCCAGGGGGATGTGGAGATTAACGGGCAGACTATGAAGACACGGGATGCCCTGCGGAAATTGTACCCAACGGGGATGCAGGTTAACCTTATATCGGGTGATTATATTGCTGAGATTAAGGAAGCCCGCTTAGATGACTTTTTCTGTATGGCTCAACCGGAGCCTGCGGAGACAGCATATGCAGACCCAGTTTGTACTGATTTTGTAGACGTACAGGATTTAATAAATGACCTTGCCAATATCCAAAGACAAACCTGGGAGCGGGCTATCCCCCAGGTACTCATTGACACCAGAAGGATTGATACAACCTTTCAACACCGCTATAGGCAGTTGCCAGCTTCCTTTATCCCTATTCAATCGGGCCAAGGTGGGAATATTAACGACGCAATCGGCCATGTACCTGTGGCTAAACCTGAGCCCGAAATGCAGCAGTATTCTGACGGTCAGAGGGAAATTGGTGCGGGGATTATTGGTATCACTCCTCAAATTTATGGAGCGGGTACAGCAGAGACTACTGCGTATGCTACTAACCTGAAGAGAAATCAGGCCATGCTTCAGTTATCCATGGCGGCAGATTCCGCGAGAGATTATTGGTGCGGAGTTACCTATAATGCTGTTATACTGATGGCTAAGTATTCAGGTGGAAGAATCCCTTCTCCCTTCTCCCCCCAGCAAGAGGTAGATATTGTAGATGGCATTGAGGAGTTACTTCAGGGTGGATTCCACTTTGAGGGGGCTGATGCCATACCAATGAGTTGGCCGGAGCAGAGGGAGCAGCTAAATGAGAATCTTAAGAATCTGGCTGGTAATCCGCAGATGCTTACGCAACTGGGCTACAATCTACCGTCCAACATTCCAGCCCTACAAGATAAGATAATAGGGATGCCTAACTGGGAGATTCCTAACCAGGAAGCTCTCTCAAAGGTAAAGAACGAGATCCGGCAGCTTTTACAGGCCCAACCCACCCAGCAGCCCAGTCAGATGGCCCCAGGTCAGACCGTAGATATCCCGAGTATTCCTGTGGATGAGTATGATCCCCATGATTTTGTGGCCGCTGCATTGGAAGAGTGGTTTCAGACTGAGAAGGCACAAGGTATAAGGCAATCTAACCCGAATGGGTATGCTAACGTGGTAGCCTTCTGGAAGTCCCATAAAGGATTGAGCTTGCCCCCTCCACCCCCGATGGGGGCACCACCTGGGCCTGGGGGACCTACGCCTCCAGGTCCTCCTGGACCTCCGGGAGTAGCTCCCCCCGCTCTTGCTGCCCCCCCTGGACCGCCTAAACCGGGAGGTCCACCCGCGCCAGCCCCAAATGGGTTAGTTAGCAAACCTCCAGTTCTTATGCCCCCAGTGGGCGGCCAAGCCGCACAAGGACCCCCCAAGTAGGGTTTGTATTAAGTACACGCCCCTTTTTAGTGTAAAAAGTACACGATTTCATGGCTTTTAAGGGCGGTTCTCCAATATCGGCGTTAGATCCGACCTCCGATTGGGGAAATCTCAACCTAGATGGTAGCGGGAACTTATTAGTATCGGTAACGGGGGCAGGATCAGGTGGTACTTCCGCTGTAGACGAATCTACCTTCTCTGCTGGGGTGACTGCGGGTACTCCCGCAATGGCTGAGAACGGGGGGGAGAACTTAGTCCTTGCCTGTGATGCCTCCCGTAACCTTAAAGTAAACATAGCGGCGGGGGCTATAACAGTCTCCCCTGTAGTTAGCAGTACAGTAAGTAGTCCTAGCATAGTTACGGTAGGAACAAGTTCTGCTTTGTTATTGGCGGCTAATGCAAATAGGAAGCGGGCTGGGTTACAGAATGTGGGTACTACTAGACTGTATGTACTACGGGCTGCGAGTGGGGCAACCTTGAGCAATTATCATTTTATATTACCAGCGGGGGGTAATACAGCGGACGGTTCCAGCCCCTTTTATCAAGACCCCATGTGGCAGGGTGCTTACTGTGCAGTCTCTAGCTCGTCTGGGGGCTCCTGTTCCATTGAGGAATTGACATGATAGTAGATATTCTCTTAGGTTGGATTGCTATAGGGGTAACCATTATAGCTTGGGAATCTGGGGAAAGGCATATTAATAAGGTTATAAATTGGATTGATAGGCGGGCTATCCATGCCTCTTGGGAGAGAAAGCAAAATGCGAAATAAGTGGAAGACCATAGTAAGTATTATGGTTATAACAGCCATCCTTATAGCCCAACAACCCGTCCAATTGCAGACCTACAATGGTGGAGGTGCGGTTGCATTAGGGCATGGTACTGCGGCTACTGGATTACGTGTTGAACTGCCTACTGATGGTACTGGTGTAGTAGGGTTGAATGCCGGGTCCAATAATGTAGGGCATGTAGATGGTGAGGGTACTGCTGGCACCCCCAGTGGTGGAGTCCTTAGTGTACAAGGTGTTTCTGGAGGTACGGCTATCCCAATTAGTGGGAGCTTTACTCCCTCAGCTACATCAACCTATGCCCTATCTAAGTTTCATGCTAATACAGCGGCTGCGGCTAATGTAAAAGCCAGTGCGGGTAACCTATATAGTATGATAATTGGGAACTCTGGCACTATCCCATGTTGGGTTCAGCTTTTCAATAATGCCAGTACACCCACGGTTGGTACAAGTGTTATTGACTCTATCTACGTCCAGGCTGGAGTTACGGTAGTGGTCCCCCCCGCTATTTTCGCATACCAGAATTTCTCAACGGGTATAGCTATAGGGGGAGCAACAACTGATTCGGGGGCTACCACTACTGGATGTACGACAACTGTTTCCGTGTCAGCTTATTATGAGTAGGTTATCCATTGTTCTTGGACTATTACTAATAAGTGCTGTGGTAGCCCAACAGCCTATTAATACTAGCCAGATTGCAGGTACCCCCCTTGTTGCCGATCCCTGTTCTACCGCTACAAAGAGTTACTTGTCTGTTTCTGAGGCTACATCTAGCACTACCAAGATTATCTCTGGCACTTCTTCTAAACATACGTATCTCTGTTCTATCTTTGTTATATCCGCCACGGCTCAGAATATTAACCTGCTCTCTGGAACTGGAACAAACTGTGGCACTATTAATGGGTCATTATTTGGTACAAATACCAGTAGTGGTGCAGCAGCAAATGGTCCTAATCTTGCCGCGAATGGTGGATGGGTTTTGGGTAATGGAGCATCCGCTATTGCACGGGATACTAGCTCGGCAGATGATATCTGTTTTACATCATCCAGTACGGGACAAGTATCCGGCGCACTTACTTACGTGCAGCAATGATTAAGTTAATCGCCCTTATTCTAGTGACCTTACCTTTATGGGGAGTAACTTGCCCAGCGGGTTATGGATATTGGGGATCTCTTACTATTGACCACACCCAAGTTGGTAGTTCTGACTCCTCTAATTTCCCCGTACTCTTTACTGGGGATACTAGCTTAAAGACAGTGGGTAATGGGGGTAAGGTTCAATCTTCTAGTGGTTATGACATTATAGTAGGTTCAGTAAGTGGTTCAGCATATAATTTTGAAAGGGTAATATGGTCTGCCTCGTCTGGTAGTGGTGGGGAGTGGTGGGCAGAGATCCCGACCCTTAGCCATTCATCCAATACGACGTTTTATGTATTTTATGGTAACGCGAGCGTTACAACGGATCAACAGTCAAGCCCCTGGGATTCAAACTATGCGATGGTCCAGCATTTGCCTAATGGAAGTTCACTTACGGCAAATGATTCGACAGCTAACGCAAATAACGGAACTAATGCTAATGCCACTGCCACTACTGGGGAGATTGATGGTGGAGCGGCATTCAATGGCTCTAACGCAGATATTGACTTCGGATTAGCATCGTCTCTCCAGATCACGGGAAACATCACCGCCGAACTGTGGTTTAACGCTACCAGTTGGCCCCCCACCGGAAATGATTATGTTATGTTCGATGAGGGGTATTCCTTTGGGAGTAATACTCGCGGTTGGGAGTTACGCCTTTATAACTTCTCATCCACCAATTATATATATTGGGATACCAATACAGGCTCCATCCATGGCTGTAGCGCATCTACAACTACCTCCACGGGTACATGGCACCATCTGGTAGGCACTTGGAATGGGACAGCTTGGACAGCATACTTAGACGGTGTACAGTTCTGTACTTCTACTGACTCCCAAGCTCCCCAGAATAATAGTGTACATGTAGTAGCTGGGGCGCTGGGGTCTAGTATAGGTAATCCATTCTTCAATTTCCCAGGTTCTCTTGATGAATTACGTGTATCTAATACTAACCGCTCTGTGGATTGGATCACAGCCGAGTACAATAATCAATCCAGCCCTAGCGGATTTCTTGCATCATCCTCATGGGGAAATGCATGTGGGGCGGTTTTAACCTCAGCACCCCTCCGTAGCCTGATGGGGGTTGGTCAATAGTTTCAATGATTTATAGGGTTTGTATTTAATACAGACCCTCTTTAGTAGTTCTCCCCCGAGTCATTAAGATATAGCGTTAGTTTTAAATTTAATCAAGCTTTTATTTTGTCTCCTATCGGTTCACAACCGTTATATAGTGAAAATGGAGAAAGGATAGCAATGGCAGCCGTTTCTAACTACGATCAGATAGCCTCAATACCTGATTCTGCCCCCCCTGCTGTGGATACAACCACTAGCGCTGGGACTGAATCTACCCCTACTGGGACTGATACCCCAGTAGAAACTCAACCTGAAACACAGACGGAATCTCAACCGGAGCAGGTAACAAGCGAACAGAGCGCGGACGCTACCGCGACCGAGCCCCAGGTAGAAGAGAATCCTTATGCTGTAGAGACTGATACCGAAGGTGAAGCACCAAAGCAAACTCTAGATGTAATACTGAAATCCCCACGGGGCCGCGAGATTTACCAGAACCATAAGATTATCACGGAACTGGCTAAACCTATTGAGCAGGGTGGAATTGGGCATGTGCCAACTGTGGCACAAATGCGGGATTACCATGCTGCATATAGGGATAGGGTGGTAATGGATCACCATCTTAACTCTGGAGATCCTAAGGGGGCTCAGACCTTTATTCAGTTTGCAATGGGGCAGAACCGGGGGCAGGCCGCTGAAATTCTGGCAGCTAATATTGCCCCTACCCTTGCCTCTTCTAATCCAGATGCTTATGTTGCGGCATCAATGCCTTTCATGACTAATTATGAGACGGCATTATGGGATAGATGGAAGACAACCCCCGCTGGCCCCGATAAGGAGGATTTATGGCGTACAGCCCAGATGGTTCATAGGGACCTTACTGGTAACTGGATGTCAGAAGGGGATCTTGGGGTTGCTCCTCAAGGTGGGAATCAGCCAGATCCTTTAGCTGGTGAGAGACAGCAGTTAGAGGAGCAGAGGCAGCAGATCCAGCAGGAGCGGCAGCAGAACGTAACTGCCTTTAACCAGCGTTGGGATAATGGTATTGCAACTTCTACCACTAATAGTCTGTTATCTGAGGTAGATAAGGCTTTAGCTCCTTTGAAGAGTATGCATTCAAAGGCCCCTAGGATGTATGAGGCTGCCCGCAAGGACTACTATGATAGTATTGTCCGTGCGGTTCAGTCTAATAAACATGCCTGGGATATGTTTCAGGTTAAGATATCACAAGCCCGTAGATTGGGTACCCCCCAGGCTGCACAACAGGTAGTTGGTGAGTATATGCAGATGGCTATCCCTGCTATAAAGGCTAGCTTCAGACAGTTTCTAAGAGAGACTGGTGCCGTCATGACGAATATCTCTGACGCCCGCCATGCACAGCTTTCCAGCATTGATTCTAAGAGGGATGTAGGTGGCAATGGCACTAATCCTACCCCTGGAAAAGGGGCTCCGGTTACCCGGCGTCCTGGGGAGTCCGCTTCCGACTTCAATTTCCGCCAGCTTAACTCCTAGAATCATAACCCCTATATAGAGGTTATTATGGCTGTTTCCGTAACAGATGTAGTGGCGGCACAGATTGAACGTGTCCGTCAGAAACTTCAACCTATTTTTGAGAGTTCATCCGAAGTCTCCAGCATGATTAAGAAAGCTGGGGGCGATAAGGTGGATATCTCGCGTTATCTTTACCGTATACCCCTGCAACAGTTCCGTGGCGGTAACTTCCATAAGTACACTGCTGATGGGGGCTCCCTCGGAGTCGGTACTGGCATGTTGATTACCTCCCTTCAGGCGGGGTATATCACCACCGTACGGTCCTATCGGGTAACGGATGAAGAGTCGGACACATCAGCTACCACAGCCCAGTCTGTGGTTAACGTCTTTAATAAGACTCTTGCCGATGCGATGACAGAATCCCAGATTGACGATGATATCACTCTTCATACTGATGGAACTGGTATACTCACAAATCAATCTTCGGCTGCTACTTCCACAACTATAACTTTCGCAGGATCTACTGATACCCTCGGGGTTAACCGGCTCCGTGAGGGTATGTGCGTAGATGTGTGGAATGCGGGCGGGACTACTAAGCGGGCTCCTAGCTCTGGTACCGCCCCTACCTTTATTACCGCTATTGATTATATTGGATTGGTTGTTACCCTCAGCCAGTCTATTGCTTCGATTACGGCCACTGATATCCTTGCATTTCCTAACTTGGATATTTATGGTCCGTCCACTCTTACCTCTTTCAGTTCCACATGGCCCGGTGGTGGTCTGACCAACGGTCCTGGTTTGACTGGTGATTCCTTCCGCCACGGCCTATACTATGCTAATGACGCGAATGGGTCTAACTACTATCTGGGTAAGCTAAAGTCCACTATCCCGCAGCTTTTGGCTTCCCATATCTCCGCTTCTGGAGCTACTTTCTCCTTTGGGTTAGTACTTGAGGGTCTGGATCAATTGCAGCAACGCCGTGATAAGACTATCACTAATGGTCTTCGCGGGATTGCCCATATGAAACAGCGTGAGGCAGTCTTCCAGATTGGTGTCAATATCAGTAATATCTTCCTGAAGCCCGGTGATTCTCAGGGTAAGATGCCAGATTTGATGCCTAATAATATCGACTACACAGATGTTTTCTATCTGTGCGGAATCCCCACAATGGTAAGTAAGCGGCAGTTCCAGGATCGTATTGACTTTATCAATCCCACAATCTGGGGCCGAGCCCAGACCCATGATGTACGGTTCAAGACTGTGACTGGACGAAATGTGTTTGAGGTTCGTAACTCGGATGGGACTATTGCCGCAAGCCGTGAGTTTCATATCGAGCAGGCGTTCGATTTTGTAGATTATGACCCTGGCGCGGGCTTCTACGTTGACTCGTTAAAGGTTCCAAGCTAGGAAGAAGGAGAGAATATGCCAGAACAAGATGTGTTAGCTAAGCCAGCCCCGGCCCCTGTTGTAGCCCCAACCGTGGCACCCCCGGCCCCAGCTTCTCCAGAAGAGTGTGATTCTGCAATTACTGGGGCACAATCCCGCGTGTCCGATATCCAGAAACAGATGGATGACCTTCACGCAAAGATCAGTACCTTCACCAGTGGGCTTGATGAGGACAAAAACAAGTTGAATGCCCTCATTATGCAACATAACGGGGCTCTGAAGGAAATAGATGGGTTTAAGAAGCTTAAAGCTAAGCTTAAGAATCCCTAAAACTGGGTCTGTATTTAATACAAGCCCGAAAGGAGAGTGGGGGTTAGTTCAATGCTAACCCCCTTATATGATTGATTATCCTAAAGATATTAGGAAACTGAACGATCTGGTACGGGCCGAGTTGGGTACTAACCCCCTCTATGCCTGGAGATGGTCTGGGGATCTCCTACACGTAATGGTATTAGTAGATGACATGGGTAGACCTAAGTTGAACTACTCTCTTAGCCCTAACCACAAACCAAATTATGATGGCCTAGGGGAAGTAGATATGTCTCCAATTATGGTAGCAGAAGTGGATACTGAAACTCGCCTGCTTTTACCCAACCATCCCGCAAATTGGGTGGTTTGTGCCCTTATTGAAGTCAATGAGCGGGATGGTAATATTTATGGAACTGGAAACCATTCTTGGGTTCCTGTTTCTAGCAGCAATTCTGGGCCTGTGGCTTTACCTGAAGGGGAAACCCCAGATTTAGGAATGACTCAGTGTCTCATTGATTCTATCCGTAAGGATCGGGCACGCCGGGTAAAAGATATCATAACTGAGGATGAGGAATCCCGCAGAAAGCGTGAAAAGCAGCACTGGATGAAGATTTACGAACAGATTGCTATGGAAAGCGCTGCATTTTATGGATGCCCTGGTAAGAAAGGGTCTACTAGCTTCCCATCTGTTCAACCTTCGGACGCAGAAAGGAATTAAATGACATCAACACTTGAACCAATTATGGGCTCTCTTATTGAGGACGCCCCTACTAAGGAATTTCAGGATCATACCCGCGCCATGATGGGCCGGGGGTATGTGACTATTGTATCCATATATCCTGGGTTATTGGAGTACCGCTCCCGCCATTATGGATTACCCGTATATACCCTTAAACCCCCACCAAGGGGGGGCTATTCCGGGCTCCGGGTATATGATACTGAGGAGTGGATGAACCGCCCAGACCCCACGGATGGTAAACCCACATGGCTTCCAGGCCCTATTCCCGCACGGGTTGTAGCTAATGCCCTTGTGCAGATTTGGGCTAGGAGTTCTCTGGGTAACAAGTCCGGGTTCGCTCCAGGAGTGGGTATCATTGAGGGAGATGAACCTACCACCACTGAATTGAAAGCCCTCCGGGATATGCAGAATAAACTTTTCAATTGGTATATTCTGGATGCTAACGGAAAGCATCTTAAAGGTGAGGCTACAGAGATTAACGAGATTCACCGTATGGCTGCTAAGGAAATGCTGGATAAGGGGGCAGAGAAATTGCCTTGGTATCCGACTGTAGCCTTTACTGAGGTTAAGGATTGTATTGCTTGCGGTAAGCAGATTGAAACCCGCGCCCTTGTCTGCCCAGAATGCAAAACTGATCTTCCTGCTAGGTATCTACAGTACAACCTGGATACTGCTGCCGATCCTATGGTTGCAGCTTTTATAGCAAAGATGAATTTTGGTAAAGGGCATAGTAAAGGAAAGGATAACTAATGTCTTCTCTAAGTCAACCTGTTCTCCCTGTAACCGGGCAGCCTCCTACTGTGGGGGGAATAGTTCAGCCCGATACTAATCCACTTACCCAGCATCTTACTGAGCCTGGGGGGGCCTTCAGTGGTGTTCCCGCTGGGCCTACTCTCAGTACTTCACCTTCTACCCCCGCAAATCCTAGCACCATTGCGGTATCTGAGTCTCAAGGTGGTATTAGTGATGCTGAGTTCTTCAATCTATTTGGGTATTCCCGCGTTACTGCCCCTCCTCCTCCACCCTTTGGGCAGTGGGTACAGCCCTACAATTCCATGCAGCTTGCCAGTTACGCCCAAGCTCGCACCTTGGCTGCTGCCATCAACTCCCTCAAGATTCAATTTGCCACCGGAGATCCGCGTCCGATGGGAGGGGGGGTACAACCTGGGGATGATGAACTTACTGAGATTCCCCCACTTGTGAGCCCAGGAATTTATAAGCCTAGTTGGGCTTCTGGATCACCATTCCCACAACCTTCCGCTATAGGGCCTGATGGGACTCAATATTGGACCCTCTGCCTGAGGTTCAAGAATGGCATGAGTGGGATGAATGTGGGGCTTATCCTGGATAAGTTCAGCCGGTACCCGCTCAGTCCTAATTACGTGATTGGGCAGATAGCAGCGGAGGCAGAGCAATAATGGCACCATCAATGTGGTTTTGGATAATCTATGCCTTTGGTATTGTGTTCACCCTATGGGGTGAGTATAGTGCCGGTAATCCCTATCCATACCCACGGGCTGGTAGGGGTCTTCTAATCTTTATACTGTTAGCTATCCTAGGGTATAGGGTATTTGGTAACCCTATCAAATAGGGTTTGTATTAAATACACACCCAAAATGAGGATAATCTAATTATACCGATTGTGGAAAATGTCTACGATGCAGTACGGGGGATTATGGGGGATACCCAAGTCCCCGGTGGGGAGATTTATACCGATACTCTTCTCCAAACCCATTATCAGGCTGCCTACTCTGAGATGTATAGGGCAGCCCAGTCAGCCCAATATCCTCTAGTTCGTAGGGAGAGTTACTATAATCTCCCCGCTAATACTGGGTATCTAAATCCGGCTACCGCCTTTATTTATAACTTGGGGCAGCCGGAGTCCGTAGAGGTCCGTATAAATGTTACGGTATGGTCCGTATCCTCCTTCTCCCCAACCACTCCGGGGTTGGGATTTGCAACCCTCACAACCAGTACTAATACTACCCTTAATTCTGGGAATCAGGCCGTCCTATATGGGCTTGCTGGGGTAAGTGATGATGCAAACGATCAGTGGACAGTAACAGTAACTAACCCATCTACTATAGTACTTAATGGATGTGCCTCCATTGCTGTAGGTACCCCGGTAACTACTACTGCTGTACTTTCCTCCTCAGCGGAGCAATTTAATGCCCTTACCCCTGTGGAAAGATTAAGTTGGGAAGATGTAGCCCCAGTAGACCGTCCTCTTTTCTACGCTTGGGAGGGGAATGTATTCCGATTTCCCCCTTGCAGTGGGATTGTGCAGTTGCGAATTGTATACTCTCTTTCGGGGAACGCCCCCACAATTATTACCCAACCCGTGGGGGTGGATGACTGCCTGGGATTCTTATCTTATAGGACCGCCTCCCTTGCCGCCTTATCTCGTAGTTTAGTTCAGAGAGCATCCGTATATGAGAATTTATCTGTTGGCCCTAATTGGTTATCCCAACAAATTCCAGGGGGGATGTTAGCTCAACTACTTTCTCCCGCTATCCGTAATCTACAGAGGCTTCCACCATCTAAGCGTAGAAGTCCCCCCTTTGGACGTTTGAGGAATCGCAGGTGGTATAGCTGGTAGACCTATAGCATGGTAAGGGTAGAAGATCCCAGTAAAATTGCAGGTAGAATAGCCGAGCTTCAGACTGAAGTGTGGCATCTACGAACACAAATCGAGGGGTCAGATGATCCCAATACCAAAGATTTGTATTCCAGGTTAATCAGACTGCTAACTGAGAGAATAGCGGCCCTCAAAAGGCTGCAAGACAATTAGGAGATTAAAATGGGTTTTCTTGCTACTTTAGAGGAATGCATTCGCGCCCCGTTCGCAAAAGAGATGGGGCTAGACCCCAATATTGCCTCCAAGAATTATGGGAAAAGTCCCGGATTTGGAGACTTCTTCAACAATAATGCCGGAACCCGCCTTGTCCCACTGTATGCCTTGGATGCTAGTGATAACTTGCATGTTGGGGCAGCGGTCCTACATAGTGCGCGGGTAAATAAGACTTTCGATCTTGCCACTAACGCCTCCATTACCTCCCAGGCGTTTTGGGTTGCAGATGATACTTATATTGTCACCAGTATAAGCTGTGTATTTGCTACCACTGACGGGGCTGCAAATACCGCGTTTATTGCAAAAGCTACGGGAACTCAGGCCCCCGGAGCTACCACTAACATCCCTATGATGGTTGGTACGTTCAACATGAATGCTACCGCCAATACTGTACAGAATGCGGTTCTACCCAACTGGTTAGCCCCCTCCCCCGCTGTCACACAAAATCCAGCCGTCCAATTGATGAAGGGTGACCGGCTTGTATTCAATCTTGCCAGTGCTGTCACCAATCTAGCTGGGGTATCCATCACACTTGAACTTGCCCCTGGAAATAAGCACCTTTCTGTAGATTACGTGATGAACCTGAACAGCAGTATTGCCACTACTGCCCTGATGGTATCCAATGGCTCTTATATCATAACAGGGGTGCAAGCTGTAGCTTCTACGGTAGGTACTAATGGGGGAACTGTAACTGGGGATGTAACTATTGATACTGGAACTGCTGCCCCCGGTGCCGGGACTTCTGTACTTGCCGCCGCATTTGCCCTAAACACTGCTGGCGGGGCTGTAGCAAATACAGTACAGACTGTGGCTTTAAGTGCTACGGCTGCTAACCTACGTATCAACGCGGGTAGCCGCATTTCCTTTAAAGCTACAGGTACCCTTACAGCCCTAGCGGGTTTGGTAGTTACTGTCACTTATGCTCCTATCCAGGATGCAATTGATGTCTCATGGACTTTAGCTCTAAACGCTAACCTAGCTGTTAATCAAGTTATTCTTACTGCTAACAGGACCTATGAATTAATCGTTGCCTCCTGTACATTTGCTACCACCAATGGGTCTGCTCTCACTGTAGGATTAACCCGTGAGTCTAGCACCACAGCCCCCGGATCGGGTACCTCTATTCAGTCTGGTACTTTCAACCTAAATTCAACAGCTAATACCACTCAAGTAGCTACTCTATTGTCTCTCCCTAATAATTACCTACTGGCGGGGGATAGGTTAAGTCTTAACTTTTCTACTACCGTAGGTTCTTTAGCCGGTGCGGTAGTAACAGTCACTTTACGCCCCCGTTAAAACCCTAAAATAGGGTCTGTATTAAGTACACGCCTAGGATACTCATACGGTTGACCCATCTTTTCAACGAGTTATGTCGATGAGCTTTGGTGGGGGCTGGTCGTACCAGGACCCTACCCAGGTTCCCTCCTCTAATGGCCTACAGGCCCAGAACGTATCCTTTATTAAGGGCAGATCTGGGATGCAGGTAGGTACCCGGCTTGGGTATTCAGTGGCCTTTGCTACTACTGATGAAATCTCAGCCATGTCCAATTGGATATCAGACCTGGGTAACCTCCTGCTATGGTACCGGGCTTCAGATCAGTCTGTATGGGCTATAGATATCACCAATCAACCTCTACCCCAGGTTGAGCTAATAGCCGGTAGTCTAATAGGAATAGCTGCTACATTCTCACAAGCTGGGGCTAGACTATTCCTATCTTTCTTTACTGTGTCAGGGCAGGGGGCGAGTGGTGCCCGCATCCTTACATACCAATCCGGCTTTGTAAACGATTTGGCATTCTTGCCCCCTATAACTTATGTTCCGCCGCCCCCATCAGAACCGGGACCTGGAAACAGTACCCCCGGATTGCACCTGTTCGGTTATCTTATCGAATATCGCTCTGGCTTCATTACACGCCCCAGTCCTGATTCTGGAGTGGGAACTAATCCCAATATCAACACCTTCACCCCAATTGCCTACACAGTCGGAGGAGGGACCTACCTCTCCTGGAGTCTGACTACTACTTGGCCTGTAGGGGCGATTGCAGTTCATCCCATGATGACTGCCTTCGGAAATCCTGCCCAATGGTTTATCCCGCAAGGGTTGTCCCAAGCTGTAGTAGGGGGTGCAAGCTCTACCATTACCTTCATTATCAATATCTCCGATCAGCAGTTACTTGCCACAGGACAGGATGTTACCTATTCCCTTACCCTATTGACTAACTCAGTCTCTAACGTCCCACAATTTTATCCTTCTGTGGTCCTAACCCATGGAAATAGGATGGTATATGTCTGTCAAATACCTAATAATGTTGGAGGTCTGTCGAGTGCTCTTTTTGTATCTGCTATTGGAGCGTACCAGCAGATAGACCCCGCTCTCTCCTTAATTCAGCTTCCCGGCCTGAGGGATATTACCACCTGTATTTCTATGGATGGTGTATTATACATGTTCGGGCCTGAGTGGACTTATCAGACCACAGATAACCAGGGTGACCCCTCTACTTGGGCTACTCCTCAGTTAATTGATGGTAGCCGTGGAACTTTAGCGATACGGGGTGTACAGGTTGCCCCCTCGGGTACATATGCTTGGGTAGCTGCCCAAGATGGTATGTATTATTTCCAGGGTACGTTCCCGGCCCTTCCTATCTCCTATAACCAGGATCATATATGGAACCGGATTAACTGGAATGCTGCACAAGCTATCCAGATAGTGGATGTACCCCATAAAAGGACCGTTACAGTTCTAGCCTGTCTAGATGGGGCTACCACTCCCAATGCGGAATTGGTATGGGATTACACTTTGGGATTTACTCCCTCAGCGGCTAACTTCTCGGGTCCTGATTTCCTTCAGGGGTTCAATATGGGGGCTATTGCTTCTGTGAAAAACTCACTGCCGGGGGCGGTTACAGCAGCCTCCCAACAGCAGGAATTATGGCTTGGCTCCTCCCTCCACGATGGTATACTAAGGAATAACCAGTCTACAGATGTTAACCCATACTTAGACAATGGGTTCCCCATATTCTCAACCTATGAGACATCCCTTTTTCCCAACATGGGTGGGAAGTCTGCAAAGGGGGTGATCTATCATCATCACGGGGCAGACTACCGCCTAACTGGTAACGGGGTAGCCCAAATTCAGGCATTTAGTCTGGATCATGCCCAAGTTTTCAATGTTCTACCAGTTACCCTATCCCAGAGTCCTGGTTTGATGCCACACCGCAGCTTTGATAATATCTCTGAGGGTATGAGTCATTTGATAACTCAGGGTATGAATCTTGTCCACGATCCCAGTTTTGAAGGTAATACCTAAATAGGGTCTGTATTTAGTACACACCGAGATATCATATGGCAGCACCACAGTTTAAGCAGATACAGAAACAATCAGTTTCTAACATATTACAGATTTTTATTGGTAACTCTTCTGTGACAACTGGGGCTGGGCTTACGGGATTAACATCTGCAACCTCCGGGTTAATTGCCTATTTTATGCCGGATACTGTCTTGTCCCCAACTGCCATAACGCTTACCACTATGACTCTGGGGGTGTATACTTCTGGTGGTTTTGCTGAGATAGATGCTACCCATATGCCGGGGTATTATCAATTCTGCCCCCCTAATGCGGCTTTTTCTACTGGAAATCTAGGCTGTGTAATTATGCTTTCGGGGGCCGCTAATATGCAGTCTACCCCTATAGACATAGCCTATTTAGGATATAGCCCCTTGGGTACGGAAATACCAGCTAACGTGGTAAAGATAAATGGATCTTTCACAAATGGCCCTAATGCTACCCTCTCCTTAAGGCAATTGAATATAGTTAATTCAACTGGGGATGCTATTATAGCTTCCTCTACTGGATCTAACGGTAATGGTATAAATGCCTCTGGTAATGGCTCTGGTAGTGGGGTGTTATCCTCTGGGGGTAGTACGGGACAGGGAATAGTGGCAGCGGGGGGGGCCACTTCCGGTTCTGGAATTTATGCCTATGCAGCAGGTGGGGGGGATGGAATGCACCTAGTTGGAGCCTCCAATGGTAACGGGATAAACGCTGCCGGAAATGGGTCTGGAAATGGTGTACTTGGGGTGGGAGGGGGAACGGGAGGAGGAATATCTGGTGTGGGTGGGGCTACTTCTGGATCTGGTATTTTTGGGACTGCTACTGGTAATGGAGCCGGGATGTCCCTAACTGGGGTAGGCCAGTCTTCCCTCTCTGCTGACCAAGGTATATCAGGACCCACTGCTGGTTTATTTGATGCTAACACTAAAAACGCTATAGCCGATTCGGCCCTTATTAGGGATTGGACGGCAACTACAGTAGCAGTGGGTCAACCCGCTTCCCGCTCAACCATGAATGCCCTCCGTCCTCTTAGGAATGGATTCACTATCTCTGGGTCCACTATTTCTTACCTGGAAGAGGATGGGATAACTACGGCATGGCAATCTACAGCGACTACTAGTGGTACAGCCCAGCTTATAGTGGATAATGTAGGAAGCTAGGTGCCAACAGCAGGCGTATCCAACCCATCCTTTATAGGGGCATTAAGACAGGGCTCAGTTTTATTTATACCCCCCCCTCCTTTACCCGCCTGGACTTTGGGGGCCTTATGGATTCAGTCTATTATATGTGCCAAGAATGGATTATATGGGATACAAAGAACAGCTAACGGTTCCTTAGGCTCTAGTGATGTTACTTCCACGGTACCTTTCTCAGTTACCGCTGGGGCTTCTCTGTTTGCTAGTTTCTGGGTTAAGTCCAGTGTAGCCGCTGATGGGCAGATAGGGTTTGGGTTATCTTTCTATAATGCAGCTAATGTTTTAATAGGGTCCACCTTTGTTGAGACTACCAACCCTGCTTCCCAATATGCTAACTGGACTCAGGTATTTGGCAATATCCCAGTCCCGGCCTTTGCGGTTACAGCGGTCCCAGTGGTGAGATCCTTTAGCAACCTGCATGGGTTCTGGTGTGTGGATTCTGTGTTTGTGATTACCTCAGGTGGTAACTTTGAGCTATCAGCCCTGCGGCATTGGTATTCAGAACGCGAATTATTTCGCTAGAGAATAGTTATGAGCAGCGATACCAAAGTGAGCCCCAGCGGATACAGCTTCCGCAATGGCAATCTTATTTCTAATATTGGGATGGTTTCTCTCAATCAAGTACTCTGTCAGCAGGGTGGCACTGGTTATCCCAAATTCAATGGTAGCCCCTTTGGTAGCATAAGTTCCATGGGAGGAGAGAATAGGATTAGCCTCAATAGCCCCAGCCTTAGTAGCTTTCCAACTGGAGTGGGCATCTAGGGCCGTACTGACAACCAAGAGCCCCTTGATAATTAGATATTTCATACCATCGTAACTTTATAACTACGGGACCCTAGATACCTTTTCTTACGACCCCTATTTTTCCTTTGCCTTTCCCGAATCTTTATCATATGGGTAACGCAATTTAATGTGGATTCTTTCGCAAGGGGGTTGGAGCAGTACTGACATTTTCCATCCCTTACGTGACGTAATTGCTCTTTCCTCTGCCTAGTAATAGGTAAGTTTGAAAATTCATCTTGTATCATATCTAATAATACCATTACAAATGCCTGTTAGTCAAGTAGTACCTCAACTGAATATAGCCTCCCGCATAACCCGCGTGCGGGGTACCGGCCTATCCTCTGTTATAGGAGGTAGTGGGGGTAGCATGGGAGTAGAGAAAAGTGAGTTAACTGGGCCTGTATCCTTAGCTCAGGTGATGGCTGGTATGCTCCAGGCTATTCAGAGTTGGGCTAATACCCTAGGGCAGATAGTAACCTCTAACATTGCCAGTATAGCTTCCATAGGGGCAGTGAGTACTACGGGAAAAGTAGCTTTTGGGTCTACAATCATGACTGTGACCGTGAATCAGACCACAAACCAGCTTATCTTTGCTGTACAGTACTCGGATGGGACAGTGAAAACAGGGGCTATACCCCTTGTTTAGGGCATCAAATAGGGTCTGTATTAAGTACACGCAGTATTTCTAATGTGGTATAAAGTTCTTGCAATCCCACTACTATCGATTTATGCTGTAGGTATGCCAGCACGAAAGACAAATTGTACTCCAGAGGAACGGGCCGTCTTGGATAAGCGATTGGAGGTTTCTAAGCAATGGCAGAGGGATAATCCTGAAAAAGTAATTGAGTCTAGGAAGAAGCATAGAAGTTCTATCCTTGTACAGTTAAAGGAAAAAGAGTATTCGGAGTACTACCACTCAGTTAATAGAGATAGGGAAAGGGCCAATACTAGGGAATACCATAGAACACATACAGAGCAGGATAAAGAGTATATTAAAAATAACAAAGAAGCCTTCAGATCCTATCAGAATAAATGGAGATTAGATAAGTATAACAATGACCCCTCCTTTAGACTTAGATGTTTATTGAGTAACCGCCTTCGTAGATTTTTGAAGACACTTAATGGTTCTAGGGATTCACATATGGTGGATGTGGTAGGGTGCTCATGGGGGGAATTGAGAATCCATATTGAGAATCAATTTACAGAGGGTATGTCCTGGTCTGCTATGGGTAGGATACATATTGACCATATTAGACCCTGTGTTTCTTTTGACTTATCGGACCCAGAGCAGCAAAAGCTATGTTTTAATTATAGAAATTTACGTCCAATGTGGAACGTAGATAATCAAAAGAAGGGGGCAAAATATGGGGGGGTTTAACAGCACAACCGTCTGGATGCCGGGGGGTGTTGGATACGTGAATGCCCAAAATCCAGGTTATGCACTACCCACAGCCACCACGGCCTCATCTATCCCTCAAACCCAAGCTCCTAACCCATATCTGGACCCTAATAACTACGAGCAGGGTAATGTAGTACAGTACACCGATCCCACTACAGGGCAACCTACCACTTCCCCGCTAAATCCTCTCCAATTTGCTACCCCGGCTGCCGCTGCTGCTATAGCCCAGCAGATGGGAGGTACTGTATCGGGCCAACAGCTATCTGGACCCAATATGGCCTATCTGGATGCTAATGGTAATCCCATTGCCCAGAATCAGATCAATGTACCGGGGGGTAATCAGACTAACGCGGGTCTAGACGCCCAGACATATGGCAAATATGGCTCCTCCCCCACCAGTTATGGGGCATATTCTGTGGGGCAGTCTACAGGGGCAGTACCAGTTGGGCAAAGCTATGCTCAGTATGCAATGAGCAACCCTAATTTCTCCCTCAACCCGCTCCTTGCTAATTCTGGGCCTGGATATAATATGGTATATAATCCCGCTACTGGAAGTTATACCAATCAGGCGACAGGGCAGACTGGGCTCTCCCCCGCACAAGCTATAGGGGAGATGGAGCAGGCTAACGGGATGTCTATTAGTGGGGCTGGGGCCGCTGCCCCCACTGGTAACGGAAATTATAACGCTTATGCCACTACTCCTGGGGGATCTACACCTGCGGGCCAAACTCCAGGGGGGTCAATGCCTGCTGGACAGACTCCCTCTTCAAGAACTGGGTTTGGGGCATCCTCTTTAGGTGGGGGGCCTACTTTAGGTAGGATACCAGGAGCCAATGCTCCCACCGATAGTGCTCTCACAGGGGGAGTAACTGCTGACATAAATAGCTCCTACGAGGGTGAGGTTAACATCAACGGACAGGTGCAGACAGTGGCGGTTACTCCCGATGGTCAGATTTGGGACTCTAATGGTAATGATATAACTGCAACTCTGGACCCCAGCCTTGCACAGAATATTGTAAGTTCCTTCCAGCAGGCTGCTGGTGATCCCAACTTTGCACCTACAGGGAATCCTTATTCTGGAACTGGCACAGGTACCCCCCCTCCAACTACTGGGACTCCACCGTCTACTACTGGAACCCCATCTACAACAGGTACTCCACCTACGACAAGTACCCCAACCCCTCCAGGTCTTAATCACCCTGTTGGTACCCCACTTAAGACTGGAGTTAACCCTTCAAATCCCACAAATCCAATAACCACCACCCCCCCTACTACCGCAGCTTCCACTGGTGGTAACACTGCCTATCCTGGGGGTGTTAACCCCGCTTATGATTTTGGCGGGGGTACTCTTGGGACTGATGCGGCTGGTATAATGGGTCCTGGACAAGGCCCTGCCCCAACCCAAGCCCCCTCTAACCCATCTACACAAGGAGCCCCAAATTATCAATATAATACTACTCCAGGTAATGGTAACCCTTATTCTTATCTGGCTACTAACAATCCTTCGCAGCCGTTAGGTCCCTTTGCTGGACAGTATGGTACCCCCTATACCGGACCCGCCATCAATGAAATGGCCCAGCAGAATCGTAACTTGGCCTTAGGTGAGGGTGCAGGTATAGATCAGCAGTTGCAGAACTATGTAAACTATAACGCGGGGCAGAATCTTAACGATCAGCAGCAGCTAACCTCCGCGTATGCTCCTATAGCTTCCGGTCAAGGGGGGTACACTCAGGAGCAGCAGAATGCCATCCTTAACGAGCCTGCGCTGCAAGCACTTCAGTTAACCGATCAGCAGGTAGGACAGAATTACCTTACTCCTGGGGAGCAGTCTGCTATAGCTGGTAACCCCTACCAACCTGTACAGCAACTAACCTCCGATGAGGGTAATATCAACAATGCTCTTGGTACTACCGCTGGTAACATAGGTACTGATATTGGGCAGTACCAGCAGGCCCAGGCCACAAACGAAGCCAACCAAAGTGCCTTAACTGGGAATGCTCTGAATACAGGCCAACAAAGCGTGCAGGGGGCTTTAGCCACTGAGGCTGCTAATGTCAATCCTTATGTAGACCCCACGGCCCTTAATGTATCCCAACAGTATGCCCAGAACGAGACTGTAACTCCACAAGATCAGCAAGCTATTCTCAATGCGGCAGGTTATACAGTTGGTAATCAGAATGCAACTAACCAAGCCCAACTGTTACAGCAGGCAAACGCAGCGGGCAATACCAACCCTTTGGCTTTGGCTGATGCCCAAACGAGATTGGCTGAGGCGAATGCTGCCGCGCAAGCCCAGGCAATGACTAATGCCCAGGTACAGGCTAAGCAGCTTCAGTTAAACACCACTCAGACTGAGGAAGCTACCCGCTTGGGGGCCGCCCAGAGTTATGCTGCGTTGGGGACTGGGACTCAGGAGGCTTTAGGGCAACAGAATGTAGCTGCTAATCAAGCCCAGGAAGCTGAGGCATTACAGAATCAGCAATATCTTGGGACTTCTGCCCTCAATACTCAGAATACACTTTCTGCCGCACAGTTGGGGGCTGAGCAGTACCTTGGTAATCAGCAGCAACAGGCCCAACAGTTCATGGCTACCACTAACCTTGGGGCTAACCAGACTGCTGAGCAGAATCAATCCAATCGGGCCGCTCTCTTAGGTACCAACCGGCAGACTACCAGTGAGGCTAACCAAGCGGCACAGGAAGCCTCAGGGCAGTATGTGTACGGGCAAAATAATGCTACTAACCTAAACTTTGCTAACCAGACTCTAGCTCAACAGCAGGAGTACCGGACTTATCTCCAGAATCAGCAGGCTCAGGCTTCCCAGAACGAGCAGGTTGGTAACCAACAGCAGATAGGGACGTATGGAACTCAAATTAGTGGGGCTAATGCTGCCACAGCGGGAGCAATTGCTAATTATGGGACTAAGCCTGGAGATCCCACTACCCCAACTAACCTAGCTCAGAATGTATTGGGAGATGTGTCCCAAGCCACTAACATAGGTGGGTCACAGACTACGACTACAAATCCCACAGGGGGTACGACTACAACCACAACTCAACCCAAGATTCCCGGTACTGCCAAGGGTAATACTTTCCAGGGTCCGCATATGGCTCTAGTCGGGGAGGCTGGCCCTGAACTTATTGTGGATCTAGCTCCCGTTAAGAAGGATATGTACGGTGAGGCTCCAGGGGATCAATCATATAACGACCCCTACCTTTCCAGTTCACAACCTCAGACCCAGGACCCCGCGTATCTGGCAATGTTGAAAGCTCTATTTGGACAAGGGGCTCCGGTTGAGGGTGTGCCTTCCCCCCCTAGTTATGCAAGCTCCAATACCAATATATATAATACATATGGTGGTGGAGCGGGCGGTTATGGCGGGGGTACTCCCCCCGCTTCTCCGGGTACTGGGTCCTCCACACCTAATACTGTTCCGCCCGGGTTGAGTACAATAGAGCCCCCGGTGCCAACAGTAGGGGGGGTGAATGCCCCACCAACCCAGTTCTCCCTTCCTCCAGCTACTCCCTCTAATCCAAATGTACCGGCTCCCACTGTAGGTACCCCTCCACCTGATCCAACTGGGACTACCCCCAATGTTAACTCTACTTTTAATCCATATGGGGTTACCCCAGACCCAGGTAGTGGGGCAACAACTGTACCAGATCCCAATGCCGGTATAGGTGATACCACCGTGGTTTGGGATGGGATACCTGGGCATCCTGGTGATCCGACCCTTAACCCAGGTAGTGGGAACACCACTATTAGTCCAGGGCAACAGAATCCCTACAATAGTGGGACTGGAACTAATACTATTACACCTGACCCAATACCTGATTGGGGGACAGGTGACCCCCCTGTTCTAACTTACCCAGGTGGTGGGGGTGGCACTAATGTCCAAGGTCCAGATGGGGGCTTTGGTGAAGCTAAGGGAGGAGTGAATATACCCTATGGAAGCTATCCTATGGCTGCCACTGGTATGGTAGCTGGGGAGGGGGCTCATTACTTTGGGAATAGGGATAAGTTACATAAAGGGCTGGGCTCTATGGGGGGGGGTGTAATTCCAGGGGCTAAGATTGCGGGGGTGAGGCCCCCTAGAGTCGAACTTGTGTCAAGACCCCAGATACGGGAGTTGGGTCAGCAAGTCCCGCAGTTGGTACTTCCTTTAACTAAGCGTAAGAGTAATAAGACTACCCCAGCTATGGTTCCGAAACTTATGCAACGTTACCAGGGGTATGGGGATTACGGTGGGGGTTACATATAGTGCCCATACCGGCCTATTTTAAAGGGCATGGGGCCGAGGTCCTAGAGAATATGCGCTCCGAGTACGGGGACAAAAAGGGTAAGTCTGTCTTCTTTGCTACTGCCCAAAAACGTGGGTTGAAACCTGCCCAAGATGGGGTTGTGGCTTCCTATGACCCTATGCCCGCTCCCCCCCAGAATCCTACCCCGCTCTCTCCCTACGATCAATCCCCAGTAAGCTCTCAGGGTGCAGTTCCACCAATGGGGACATCACCCAGTATGCCCCCGATGCCTCAATCTCAGGGTATGCCTCCGGCTCCTATGCCTAATAATCCCATGCCGGGGATGAGGAAGAAGAAGAAAACCCCTGAGGAAGAGGCTTTGTTAGCTCAAAATGGGCCTATCCCCCCAGATTCCACTGCCCCCCCACCCCCTCAAACAGGGCGTGTATTAAATACAAGCACTCCTCCACCCTCTGATATCAATAAGTTAGAAGCTGGGGAGACTACTCCAGGAGGAGCCATTCCTGGAGAAATGTCACAATCGGTAGCCGGTCAGCCCTCTACCCCCCCGTTTCAATCCAGAATAGGTAATCTGCCCTTAGATAAACCAGCAGCGGAAGCTAATCAGGCTTATGTGGATGCTGTACATAAGAAGGTTCCAGGATGGAAGGAAGCTCTTGGGATTACCCTCAGTAGTATTGGGCTCCCCCAAATAGGAAATAGATTGAGCCGAGAGGGGCAGGCAGCAGGGGCCTTTAGTGTGGCCCAGCATGTGGGGGCCTTGGCTAATCAAGAAACGCAGCAGGAGGCAGAGCGGGAAGCAGCTATGCTCCGAAGTGACCAGATAGCTACCACTAGAGCTTGGAGGGAAGAGGCTAATGCCAATAGATTGGCTGCTATCAAGCCTCAATTAACAGTTAGGGAGAGATATTTACAGGCCATGGAGATTCCTGGGATGGATGATAGCACAGCCCAGCAGTTTGCCCTTAATCCAACAGGTGTTAAACAGAGGGAGTTTGCATCTTCACCTCAAGGAATATTTAGCACCACTACTGGGGATGTTAAATCCCCCGCTACTCCTAAGCCCCTTGTTACTCCTCCTGGATCTGTAATTAGAGATGCTAGTAATCCAGCTAATATAATTGCAACCAATGACCCAAAAGAAACTAACCAGTCTAAAGAGTATACTGGGGAACTTAGAGCAGCCATACGGTCCCTTGGTGGTAATCCGGATGATCCTAAGTTAAGCCCCGATATTCTTAGGAAGGCTATAACCCTATCTAAGACTAATCCTAATATAAATATAGTTGGTATTCCTGGATTGGGTGGGGGGTCTGGGGCAAATTCAGCCCCTGTTGGTGGCTCTTTGACTGGGCAGGAATATCTAGATGCCCTACAGCAGTCGGCCCCAGGGACAGCAGCACAGGTTAAAGCAATTTCAGAGGGCAGGGCAACTATACCCCCTCTTGGAACAAGAGGGTCTGGTGCTTTAATAAGGGATGCTGTCTTCAAATATGACCCCCAATTTAATGAACAAAGGGCTCAGATTAGGAAAGCTTTTACTACTGGGCCTGATGGTAGGAATATTGGGGCTCTCAATACTGCTTCTATACATTTAGGGCAGTTACATGATGCAGTAGTAGCTATGAATAATGGTTCCTTCCAACCTGGGAATGCTGTGTACAATTATATAGCTCAGAAGTTTGGATCTGATAAGCCAACTAACCAACAGTTTGTATTAAATGCCCTTGCTGGTGAAGCTGCTACAGCCCTAAAAGGTAATGCCACTGACCCGGAAATTGCTCATGTCTTAGCATCCCTTCAGGGTGGTTTTTCTTCCCCACAACAGGCCCTTGGAATTACACAGGAAGGGCTTAAAGTATTTGGGGCTAAATTAAGAACATATGAGGATAGATATAAGCAGACTAATCCAGACGATAATGTCTGGAGCCCTATTATGCCATCTGCTAAAGCTGTATTTGACAAGTATGGTATAAATCCTCTTAGCACCAATGTGGCTCCTCCAGGGGCTCAACATAGGAAGCCACTTTCCGAGCACCTACAATAATGGCTGATTTATCTAAAAAGATAGCCGAAGCCCGTGCTGATGGTTATGGAGACGATGCTATCCTAAACTTTATATCCCAAAGCCAACCCGATATGGCCTCTAAGATTCAGGCTGCTAGGGGAGATGGGTATAAAGATACAGAGATAGTAAACCACCTATTTGCTCCAGCTACAAAAACTGGTTTCTTTGGTAGGTTGGAGGAGAATCTTAATCCTTTACCTTTGGCCTCCGCTTTATTGAAGCATCCTATAGGTACAGCCCAATCTATAGTAACCCCAAATAAAGATGTGGCTAAAGAGGCATCAGACGCATTTAATAAGGGAAATTATGGGCGTGCGGCCCTTAGTACTGTAGAGGATATCCCACTATTAGGCCCTTTAATTAGGCAGGCAGAGCAAGATATAAGGAATGATGATTATGGTGCTTTAGCTGGTACAGTAGCATCAGGGGTATTACTGCATGGAGCCACTAAGACTTTTGGGGCCTTGAGGAATGCTGGGATAACCCCTGGATCAGCGGCTAAAGCAGCAGCGGAGGCGGCTTTACACCCTAAGGTAGCCATAATGAAAGGGGCGGCTAATCTTCTAGATTATATAGCTAAGGGGGGAGAAATACCCCCTGAGGGTACCCCACCCCCCCCTAACCAGACTGGTACCCCCCCCGGCATAATGCCACCTAAGCCCCCAACCCAATCTACTGGGGGTCCTGGGGGTCCAATTCCAGCTACTAATCCTAAGTTAGTCAAGCCTCCCTCTAATGTACCCTCCATGGGACCTGTTGTTCCCCCAGTTAAACCAGCCCCTACTGGTACCGGGTTGCCCCCCCAACCTACACAGGCTACCTCAGTCCCTAGTATGGGGGGCTCATCTACAGTCAATACCAGAGTACCTCCTGGAATAGTTCAACCTCCAGTTAAACCTGCACCCCCGGTAGGGGGGGTGTATAATCAAGGTGTTATGGCTGAAGGGGCAACCGGACCAGTTGTACCAAATGATGTACCGGCCCAACCTATGCCTACCCCCCCTCAGAATGGGTCTGGGCCTATGCCAAAGCCTTGGGTAGCCCCCGCTGCCCAAGTTTTACAGAAGAGGATGCAGTCCCCACCAGAACCATCTATGCAGCCCCCTCCCAATCGTGGCCCAGCTATCCCCCCTCCTGGTAATCCCCAGGATTTAGGGAATGCTATGCGTAATGTACTACAGCGTAAACAGGTCCCCCCGGTAACCCCACAAAATGGGTCTGTATTAAATACAAGCCCTAATGGGGGCAGTGCAGCAGAGCAATTAAAGGGTATTTTGGCTCCCGGTACACCCCCAGGACGGGTAGCTACTATTGCCCCCCCAGCAGTCAACAATGGGCCTATTATTCATGAGGCTAATTCCTTCCTCAAGACCTTTGGGGATTCATTGAAAGAGCAGGGGGCTACCCTTGATGATCTAAAGACACAGCCGGATAAGTTGTCCGAGTTCTCTAATAGCTTAGACAAGATGGATTTAAGTGAGGGGGCTAGAAAGATAGTACGGGATAAGTTAGGGGTACCTCCTACCCCACCACCTGGAATGGCTGGGGGGGGGGTAATTGCCCTAGCTAAAGGGGGAGTAGTTGTACCTGATAAGGAATCAATACCTGATATGGCCCGCTCTGGACAAGACGTAATCAGAGGGAGTTTCGATATTCCATTATCCAAAAAAGGATTAGAGCAGGCTAGAGAACTAGGGGATAGGTTTAAGGCTAAGGGTGGTGTGGACTCTATCGAGGTTAGTAATTTGCATAGGGCAGTACAAACCGCAGAAGCTATATCTAAGGCTATAGGGGTACCTATATCTAAGAAGGTTAAGGACCTTAGGCCATGGGCTCTTGGCTCTATAGAGGGCCAGCCAACCATGAAGGTCTTGGATAAGATTCACAATTATATAATTAAGCAGCCCAATGTTAAGGTTCCTGGAATGGGGGAGAAATCAACATCCCCAGGCGAGAGCTTCGTAGATTTCAAAAGGAGAACTTTGGGTGGATTAAAGAAACGCCTACAGGAATTGAAATCTAAGCCAACAGAGAGAAAGGCCCTTATTACGCACTATCGGGATTTGCGGCTGGCACAAAGTTGGGCCGCTAAAGGATTTCCTGATTCAATGGAGATTAATTCTAAGATGATGACCCAGAAAGGCGATGACCCTCCGACATCTGTACATAGGCTTCATTGGGTAGGGTCAAAACCTAAAATGGAAAAGATTGATATGAAGTCTAACTCCAAACTACCAGGGGGATTATATTTAGTACGTCACGGTGCAACTTTGCTAAATGGTACTGATTCTAAGGGCAACCCAATCTAGGATTTAATATGTCTCCAGCTTTTTCTATCCCCTATGGGTGTTCCACATTGAAGACAGGTAAACAGAATGCTATTATAAGGGGGCATCGTAGAATCTCCTGTATTCTCGGTGCTACAGGGTGGGTCTGTTAACGCAGCCCACCTTTTCTTATTATAGCCTTAAGGAGAAATAATGAAAAGGATTATTTTTGGGTTAATGGCGGCTACGCTTATAAGGGCACAGATACCAGATGGCCAAGCAGTAAATCAGTCTGCGGGTAGTCCACCAACTGCTATTCAGACTTTAGCCTACAATAATGCTGGATTAATTCAGTATATTTGCAAAGCTGCATCTAGATCAAAGCTCACCACTATAGTTGTATCTTCCCCAACCGCTGCAAGTTCCCTCAGTTTTACAGCTACAGCGCATAATCTTGGTGATTATACAAATTTGCCTAACCTAGTTATATCCCCTATAGTAATGGTAAGTGGGTTTACGGGTGCATGGAGCCCGGCGAACGGAGTATGGGCCGCTACTATTACCTCAGCAAATGCCTTTACTATCCCCGTTAATTCCTCTGGATTTGGTACTGTCACAGGAACCCCAGTGGTTACAACAATGTGCCCACGCCTTAATCAACCTGTATGGGCTATCCAGCAGCTTTTCTATGATGGGTCCAACAACTTTATTGGATCGGCTTGGGCTGGCACTGCCGGGGGTGCAGGTAGTACTAACCTTACTACTAGTTCTACGGGGGGTAGTTTTGCCTGCTCCTCTCGTGCCTCACTTGCATATCAATAACCCCAAAACAGGGCTTGTATTTAATACACACCATAAAATGAAACAGATTATATTAGTTTTTCTAATGTTAGGGCTATCTCAGGCAGCATATGGGCAGTGCTCTGTGTTAACCCTAAATCCAATCACAGGTCTTTTGGATTGTGTAAGCTCTGGTGGGGGAGGTTCTGTCAGTATAACTGCCACATCCCCTGTGGTGGTAACCCCCAGTCCAACTACTGGGACTGGTGTTATCAGTTGCCCAACTTGTACTACCTCAGCTACTCTAGCGGCTACAAGCCTTATTGACTTTAATGTCTCTAATACATCCGGTACAGTGCAGGCAATTGGAGCCCTTTGTAGTGCAACATTACCGTGCCAAATTAGGGTAGGGTCCGTTGTCGTCTTGACCCTGACTTCAGGGGCTACTGTCACTATTAGTGGTACAAGTTCAAATGATACTGTCTATTGGTATGAACTGAATAGTATCCTATATGTAGGTATGAATGGGGCAGAAACGCTTACCTGTTCTGGGTGCACGATTGCTTCTGGAATCACAGCATTCCCGGCTGATTCCGTACCACTCTGGACGACAACAATACACTCGAACGTCTGGGACACGATCACTAAAGCGATGGATCAGCGTTCCATTTACTCACGTAACGTGATCGTGGCGGGGCAAGGGATTGCGTCCACTCCAAGCGCAATATCAGGAGCGCAGACGTTGACCACTGATCCAGTAACGGTGCCCCGTTACTTCACTGGGTCTGGAGCCCCCTCTGGAAACTGTACTGCCGGGAGAGACTTCTATACTGACACGACCGGGTTGAACCTCTACTTTTGCGATGCCACTAATACATGGAAGCAGGCGAACGGTGGGGGAAGTGCTCCTACCACCACAGGTAATAACGTATTCCTACCGTGGCTGCTGAATCAGCCAAATGGGTCTAACTTGTGGACTACTGGAACCTTTACCGCCGCTACGAGCTATTTTTGGCAGGAGTTCACTCCGGTTCCTATGACTGTGACTACTATTCAAATACACGTGGACACGGCAGTGGCAGCCAAATTTGGAGTGATTGCCTTTTTCGACGCTACCTGTACGAAAATCTCAGGCAGTGATCTCAATTTCTCACTTGCAAGTACAGGCTTTGTGACCGTAACTATCACGCCAATCACGATTCCAGCAGGTATTTTCTATTATAGTCTTGGAGAAGACACTGGAGCGGGGGCTGCTGGATTCAATACGGACAGCTCAAACGGGAACTTAGCTCAATGGCAATCGCGAGCGGGGGCTGCAAAGGGCGCGTTTACCGGAAGCAATGCTCCTACAGGAAGTGGAGCTGGATTAGTGATGCCCACTACCTGCGGTACCGTGTCCGCAAATGCCTCCACAAATACATTGATTGTACAGGTGGTGGAGTGAGGAAGCTGATATTAGTTTTGGCTGCGGCGGTTCATGGTTACGCAGCCATCTGGTATGTATCAAGCCCATCAGCCACTCCAGCGGGCTCAGACTCCAACGCTGGCACGTCCGCCTCTGCCCCATGGGCTACCCTTGCTCATGCGGTTAATCCAGCAAACGGCCTTGCTTGTGGAGATACTGTCATCATTGTAGCCAACGCTTTTTATGCGGTGGGTGACGCAAACCTCCCATATTTCCAGAACTGTGGACAGTTAACCTTTTTACAATCCAGCGCATGGAATCAGTTCTCACCTATCGGCTACCGCACCAATCCAGCGAACGATTCGGCGATCTACGGTAAGCTCTCGTTTGCGGGAGGGGGGTTGGCGGCAAAGCCCACTGTTTGGAGTACCGAGATCCAAGGCAACAGTTTCAATTATTCAGTGGTTAGCTTCAACGGAAACACGGTCACGCTGAACGGTTCCCTACTTTATACCGGCTTGGGAAACGGCTACCAAGTAGAGTTTGAGCCATGGGCTGAGGGATCTGCCCACATCGTAGGACTCACCCCACCCTCAGGGCTTACCTTCAAGACTCATTACTGTGTAACTGGTTACAGCGGGTCATCTGGCGCAAACAATGCGACCTTCCAATTGTTAGACTCGACCTGTACCACGCCTGTGTCGGTGGGTACCTGCGCAACCGCTGGCTGCTTCACTACCGTAAGCTCAGATCAGTCCGGTTCTTGCACTGGCTGGACTCCTGGTCCTGGCACAGGAGCGTACAACCCCAACACCGGAAATTCCTTTTGGTGCAACCCGACTGGACCTACGTGGCAAGCGGCTGGAGGCTTCACCACTGGAAACTATATTAATGTTGGGGTACCGATCAACGTCAATGTGAGCGCTAACACGTTGACTATGTATCACAGTTACGGCGGCAATGTCAGCAACGGCATGAGAGTGAGCTTTTCCACGGCTGGCTTCAATTCCTTCGGCACTCTACCAGCCCCGTTGCAACTGGATCAAATCTATTACGTTGTGGCCTGCTCTGGCTGCTCCGGCAACACTGGAACGTTTCAGTTGGCTCTTACCCCTGGCGGCACTCCAATAGTTCTAACAAGTTCAGGCGCCGGGATGATCTCCATGGCGAGCGCGGATTTGCCTTATAACTGGGTATTGCGCGGCCTAGAACTGCTAGAGAACGACTCTGGTAGTTTCGGCCATGCGCTTATATTCCTAGGAAATGGCAACGAAACATCCCAGAATGCAATGGCGCATCACTTTGAAGTAGACCACTGCTACGCGCACGATACTTCAGGTCACCACTCCATCGTGACGGCATTGGTGGACAACTCTCAATTTCTAAACATTCATGACTCGTGGATCACGGGGGCAGACGACGGAGAGGCGCAGGCAATTTCGGGAACGGCTTCAATGGGGCCTACATCGATCAGTAATAACTTTCTAGAAGCGGCTGGGGAGGTAACGCTCTACGGCGGCGCATGGTCCCCTTATTCGCCCCCTAACGCCAACAAGCTTTTCGCCGGCAACTACTTCTACAAAGCTCCGACGTGGCGCGTCAATTCCGGCGCGGTCGCGATGGATAGTACAATCACAGGAACCGCCTGTCTGTACGATACCGCCGACCCAGGCCACTCGGGAGGCGAATGGTTCAACAACACCACCACGACAACCAACTTTCGTTGTAATTCAAGCGGAGTCTGGGCCACCACGCTCGCCTCTTTTCCTACCCAGACCGGTGATTTCAAGAACCACACTGAGCAAAAAAATGGGCGGTTATTTTCGTACATAGGTAATCTGTATCGGTATGGGTTCGCCTACGGACAACCCGGAGAAGCCTGGAAAATCAGCGCGGAAACCGGATCTGGTCCTGGGTTCTCTAACGATCATATCCTATATATGAATAACTACGCGGTTGATGTTTTCAAGACCGCTACACGTGATACACAATGCAACCCACAGACGGTTCCCTGCCTGATTCCCCCTGGTAGCAACTCAATCGTTAATAATCTGGTGGTCACCAACCCTCTCGTGTGCGGTACATCTTTTGCATCACTTTGTGGCTTCAGCAACCAATCCTGGCAAATGGAAGCGGACGGCCCCGGACAAGCCATAGAGAATGGTCCCTCGAACGGCTACACTGGTGACCTCCAGAATCACAACACTATCTGGCAACCCGATAGCTGGCCGTATACTGGTAATTTCTCGATGATTGCGGCAGCTAGCTTTGTCACCAACGGCCCATGGTCACCCCTTCCAGATACGACTACGTTTATGAATAGCATCACAGTTGGGGATTTTGTCGGCCAAGCAAGCTTGCCCCTTGCGTCCTATTACCAGAACAGCTATTGGTCTTCAAATGCGTTGAAGGGGGCCACGGGTACGTATCCCAGCCCAGGATCGTTCGGAAGCGGGAATGTTCTGGCCAATGCTTTTCAGAAGCCAGCAGACAACACGGTAATTAAGTTCACGTCCTGCGGGACGTTTGGCGGGGATTGTCACCTCACAAGTAGCAGTCCATACAGCGCGGCAAACGGATCGGCAACTCAACTCAGTTCGGACGGCACAGACCTCGGCGCGGACATCGACGTAATCAACCAAGCAACCTCCGGTGTGGCTGCCGGTACACCACCCTGGAATATAATGTATGGTCTATTGATTACGCCGGGGACTACAACCGCAACAGTCCAGTACAATGCGCCTTCCACGTCCACGTGTACAATCAAAGTATATTCCAGCATAGTTAGGAATGCATCAGGTCAGCCGGTTGTTAGCCAATCTGATAGTGGGGGGGCACACGATGGACTTACCTACCGTACTGTAACCGTGACAGGTCTTTCCTCAGGTACTAATTATAACTGGATAACTGTGGGGTGTGGCTCCATCCTTATGATGCAGCCTAACGTGGTAACCCACTAAATAGGGTCTGTATTTAGTACACACCCAAAATATGACCAAGTATAAACTAGCGCAAGTGATGGCAAAACAAGAGGGTTACGGTATTCCAGGCAAAGTTCCTACCCTTTACAACAATCCCTTGGACCTTCGCCATAGTCCTCATTCCCACCACCCCCATGACCCCAATGGTATAGGGGTTATTGATACAATAGAGCATGGGTGGGAGGATGCTGACCGGCAATTAGAGATATGGTCCGCTGAGGGTCTTACTATCCAACAGATGATAGAAGAAAGGCAGGCTCCCAGAGGGGATGGTGATAATGAACCAGATATTTACCTACAACACGTATGTGAATGGGGCGGCTTTGAACCGGGGATACCTGTGGCAGTAGCCCTAGAAGTACCCGCTGAGGTAGAAAATGTCACTTAGGTCTGTGCTGGGTGCAGTTGGTAAGGATTTGGGACATGTAGCCCAATGGCTCGATGTGGGCCTAAAGGCAGCAGAGCCTATCATAGATTTGCTAGATCCCCCGCTTGGCCCTATGGTCACGGCTCTAGAGGGGGTACTGGGATCTATCCCGGCCTCTGGGGTTACCACCGTAGCCCAATTACAGCAACTCAGTTCCGCAGTAGCCGCTGGGTATGCAGCAGGTATTAAAGCAGCACAAGCTCAGGTGAAGACCCCATGATTTCTGATCTCTATATCTGTGATAACCTTATAAAGCTCTATTCCTGGAAGGGAGAGCCTGGGTGGTGGGAGCAGGGGGATTTGGGACAGGGGGATCATGGTATAGCATGGGGAGCCCTACGAGCCCCCGATGGGGTAATGGATATATACCTCAGGGGGTCGTCTAATTTCCTAGATTGGCTTAGGGATTTCTATGCCTTTGCTAACCCATTCGGGCATTCCCTTATGGGACCCGTACATCCTGGATTCTACGTGGGACTTCCCGAAACATGGGCAGAGATGAAGAGATGCATAGATCCCCCCTACCGCGTGTCGGGTCACTCACTCGGGGCGGGGCGTGCATGTATTCTAACGGCCCTTATGATGTTAGATGGAGTAGCCCCCATACGGCGGGTAAACTTTGGGGAGCCCAAGCCTGGATTTGGTAAATTAGCGGATATGATATCAGTGGTGCCTGCTGCAAGCTACCGCAACGGGGACGATAAAAGCGTGGATGAGGTAACAGCCGTCCCCCTATCATTCCCCCCGGAGATGTATGTTCACCCGGCAGGTTTGGTAGATGTATGTGCTCCACCGGGAAGCGCAGGCCCCCAGCCAGATTGGGGTCCGTTAAATTTCCACCACCTGCCTTTATATCGCCAAGCTTTAGTTAACCTAGGAATTAAATGACCAATTACGATCCAACAACCCTATTTGATAACTTCACCACCCATGTTATTTACTTCATATCAGGGTCCACGTTTATAGGGTTACTGGGCCATGCAGTAAACACGTTCCCAATGCCTAAAAGTGATATTGGGAGATGGTTTCTGGGGGTTATTCAGTATGCAGTAGGACAGCGTATACAAAGTCAGAATACCATGAACGGGCATGAATCCGTCATGGTTCCTAAGCCCGTATTACAGCAGGCCCGTGATATTATAGCTAATGCCCCTATTGTATCTGAGAAAATAGTCCCTGTAGCCCCTATTATTCCTATCACCCCCGCAGACCCAATTCATAAGGATGGTATGGTTTGATTACAATGAGCCTACCCCTAACAGACCGCCCTCTACCCCCCACAACTACAACACAGCAGGATTTGACCCATGAAGGGCAGCGCCGTATAAATCTCATATGGGAAAGGACCCAAGCTACAATAGCGCTATTCGTGGTATTTGCTACTCTAGGAGTAGCTGGATATCTAGCTGTTAAAGACCCCCAATTCCAGATACCCACTATATTCTCAGTCGCGTTCGGTACTGTGGTTGGGTTTTATTTCTCCAGGACCAACCATGCTGCTATTGGTGGAGTAGGCTACAAACCAGATCAGGAGTATAGGGGGCGGTAGGCTCTGAAATAGGGTCTGTATTTAATACACGCCCTGTTTTGGCCTCTTCAGCTTTCTCAATGAACTCCACCCAATCAGCTATTCTCTCCCGGCTCCAGCGATATGCATCATTAAGCTCCATTATTATCGTATACAAGTCAACCACAGGCATTGGTACTGGGGGTTCTTGTTCACACTCAAATATGGGGAAAAGTTCTTTTAGGGTATCTTCAGCTTCATAAGCCGTTGTAATTTGTATACCCATAGCTTTTGCAGCCGAACCCAGGGCACAAGTGCCCCCAAGCATATCAGCCAGGGTTCCAAATGCCTGTGGTCCCAGTAAGGACCCTAACCGGATTGCTTCACTTAATCTCATAAACACATTATAACTCCCAATTGCTTATTTGTCAATAGCATGGTATGATTAAGATATGAGAACTGTCCAGGAAGGCCCTTTTTATTGTATTGCCGAACACCCAACCTCAAGTAGCCCTATACTCTGTGGAGCCCGCATTAGCCTAACCAAAATAGGACATAAAACGGGAGTGAATATTGGGTATCTATCCCGTATTTTTAGCGGCCAATCCAAGGGAAGTGCCCGCGTATTACGGTTAATAGCTGAAGCTTTGGGAATGTCAATGGAGGATTTAATTGACGCAATATCCGAGAAAAATAGGCATAGAAATGCCGCGTGATAGTTGACATCCCGGCAATATTGTTATATGATTGTTATTGTCCATGATAATTACCCCCGAAAGTATTGGGTTGCCCAAGAAATTCTCCTCCTGGAGAACTAATCAAGAACAAGGTATTAACTCCCTCCTCAACTCCCCCAAAAGATCCTCAGTATTCTGTGCTCCGACCGGATTCGGAAAGAGCCCTGCCGTAGTTGCTACCGCATTAGCCTCCAAGAAAAGAACTATTATTCTAACCTCTACTAAGGGGTTAATGGATCAATACCTCCAGGATTTTTCATCCTGTGGGATGGTAGAGATCCGTGGGCGCTCAAACTATCAATGTGAACTACGGGAGGACTATACCTGTGAGGATGGTAGGGTGGGGCGATGCCCTTATTGGGGCTCTGTATCGTGCCCCTACAGTTCCGCAGAAATGCGTCTTAGGGTAGCCCCTCTTGGTGTTACTAATTATTCCAAGTGGTTCGTAACCCGTAAGGATGACTCCCCTTTCTCCAACTTTGAGCAACTTATATGTGATGAGGGTCATGAGGCTCCTGAGGCTCTTGCTAATCACATGCAAATACTTCTCCACCATAAGGAGATTGAAGCTCTACGGTTACCTTTCTTAGATGGGACTGAGGCTGATGAGTTTTGGAACTGGAAACGCTGGGCTAAGAGTGCCCACATAGTTTGTACTATTGCTCTGGAGGCTGCAACAATCAAGATAGCATGTGCTAACCCTAAGCCAGCCTGGATTAAAGAATACTCCCATCTTATTAACCTTCAGCAGCGGCTACTTACCCTCTCAACAGCTTCCCCCCAGGACTGGATAGGAGAAGAGATCAGGGATGTAGGCTGGCAGTTCGACCCTATCCGCCCTGCCCGGTACGCAGAACTTAAACTGTTCTGCCGTATCCCCCGTATCATAATGGTATCCGCCACAATCCGGCCCAAGACCATGTACATGCTTGGGGTGCCCCAGGAGAGGTTTGATTTCTTTGAGTACCCTTCAGACTTTGATGCCTCCCGCTGCCCTACATATTGGATTCCTACTATGCGGAATGACCATAAGCAGACAGACCTATCCCTTTTATACCTACGGGCAGATCAGATCATGGGCCGTAGGGGGGATAGAAAGGGGCTTATCCATACAGTCTCCTGGAAGCGGCTAGAGGAAATGTTGGCGTGTACTAAATACAGTCCCAGAATGATAGTGAATACAAAGGGGGAATCGGTTACGGATGCTATTGACCTGTTTAAGGCATCAGGCCCCCCGGCTGTACTGGCAAGCCCCAGCATAAATACTGGATTTGACTTCGCTGGAAAGGAGGCAGAATACCAGATACTTCTCAAGGTACCTTTCCAGGATGGCCGCTCCAAGATTGTACAGGCACGGCAGGCAGCGGACCCGGAGTATGGTCCTTATAAGATGATGCAGACCTTGGTACAGACAATAGGCCGGATCATGCGGTCTAAATCGGATCGAGGAGAGTCGTTCATCATTGATGACAATATCGAGTGGGCGCGGGGTAAGTATGGGCATTTTGCGCCACGTACATTTCACCAATTTTTCAGAAAGTTACAAGTGGCTCCCCCTCCCCCACCAAAATTATGAAGTATGAGAAGACATCTATCCAGTTGGAACCTGGGCTTATGGATCAGTTGGTTGACTACTATAAGGGAGTTACCAAATCTGAGATAGTTAGGTTTGCTGTACATTACCTAAACCAAAGACGGCCCTCAATAAAACCTAAAATTGAGTTTATAGAAAAGGAGAAGTAACTTGCCACTATTTGAAGTAGCGATCATTGAACGCCCGACAAAGAAGGAGGCCGAAGAAGGTGCAACCGAGAAGCTTGTCTTCGGTCCGAAGGCTGTTATAGCCACCAACGAACAATCAGCCGCGATTGCAGCGGTAATAGGAGGAGACGCCCCAACTGGGATTGATATGAGCAAAGCCCAAGTCTTAGTACGCCCTTTCGCTTAGCCGTTTCTGGTAATCAACAGGAACGGCGTAATCCAATACTAAGACCAGCGGGGGTATTAACTAGAAGTCCATTAGGGCAGGCGGCGGTATCCAATTTTATATCGGAAGATATAATAGATTCTCCCCTCAACTGGGCTAATCAAGCTAATGTTGATGGGGGAAACTTGGGAATGGCTGTAACCTATGCTACCCCTATAGTCCATACAACCTCTTATAATGTGGCGGATCTAACCAAAGCAACAGGAGGTAAGTTACGGTAATAAGCGAAAGTGAACGTAGACTTTTGACGGTAAACTTTAACCGGGATGGCACCATGCAGTTAGTAGCCATCCGGCCATCGGATACCGATCAGATAAGGGTGAGTACGATACGGATAAGTCCAGCCGATCAAATCGTACTTTTGCAGCACATGTTAGCACACGCAGAAGAAGAAAATGAAAAAGGAGAAGTAGATGGCAGCGCCAATACGCAAAGCACCAGCAGCCCAGCCACAAAGGGTTAGCTTTTTACGTCTAGAGGACTTTTCAGAGGGTGGATTTCTACCCGATGGCATATACCTTTGGAGGGATGCACAATGGAAGATGCACCAATACACAAAAAAGGATGGGACTCCAGTAGGGGCTCCATTCCTTGATTGTCAGATAATTATGGAGCCACAAGGCGGGGCTACCAAAGAGGAGGAGAAGAAATATGTACATTACAGCGCAGGTAAGAATGCCCACCTAACTTACCAACCTGACCCAGCTACAAAGGGTAAGACACTTATCCTAGTTCCAGGGGGGCCTGCATCCCCAATGTATGAGGGCTCTAACTTTCAGATGTTGGTAAAGAGTCTACATGATACAGTTACATTCCCCGATGATTTTGGTGGGGATGATCTTGGATTCGTTGATGGATTAGTAGCCCGTATGCAGGGCATACTTGAGCCTGAGAGCCGCACAGAATACAAAAGGAGTCAGAATGCTCTTGCAGAGGTAGCCCAAGCCCCCTCTGCCCCCAAAAAGATACCAGTGGTAGCGGAGGTAATCTCTGCCCCTTGGCAGTCTAATGGGAATGCCCCAGTAGGGGAGAAGGTTACACTTACTAAGGCTGATGTAGGGAAGCTACCCCCACCACCCAAGGCTACCTCGGTCCCAGCACCACAATCCGACGATATTGATATCCCCAGTAAGATTGCTGGGATGCTGGAAGCCAATCCAAATGGGTTAGCAAAGGCGTCTCTCCGCATGGGTGTATTCAAAGATATCAAAACACACCCCAGCGGGCAAGCTCTCATGGATCAGTATTTTGGGTCCGATGATACCCTTAATACCCTTCTTAACGAATGGGGATACAAAATAGAGGGGGATAGGGTAGTACTAATCCCCTAACCTCACAAGGGGGGCCTAAAAACCCCCCTTCAAATAGGGTCTGTATTAAGTACATACCACAAAATGACTATTTTAGACATCACCACCCCGCTCACTTTACCTCCCTCTAAGACCCCCCGCTCAGAGGGTCTGCATGTATCTAATATCATCCGCTCTCTGGCGGTTGAGGTAGGATTCCTGGATAAGAAGTGGGTAGAAGACCTTAGCCTTGTGGATGCACGGGAGATTACTGATCCAAATGTGATACTTAGAATGCGAATAGGTTTGGCCTGGGAAGAACATTTGATTCCTACCCTTGAGGGGGTGACTGACCATCCTGGGGAGATACTATTGCAGGGGGTATATATGTCTCCTGATGGTGAATCAGTTGATAGAGTCCTGCTGGGATCAAGGGGATTTGAGTTGGTGGTGCATGAAGTTAAATGTACCTATAAGAGTGCCAAGCATGATCTAAAGACACAATGGATGTGGCTTACCCAGCTAAAGGCTTATTGCAAAGGGCTGGGCACTCGGTTCGCACGCATCTATATCCTTTATATATGTGGGGATTATAAGTACCCAATCACCCCCATTTATCAGGTCTATGAGGTAGAGTTTACGCAAGCCGAGATTGATACCAACTGGGCAGTTCTAGTAGATTATTCCCAGTACAGGCTAAATATGGAAACCGGGTCCGTATTAACTACAGCGGAGGAAATGTGATAGGTACCTGCTTAGAATGCAATAGAATATTTGAGGCCCCGGCCTCAAGATTTAGGGAGGGTAAGAAGTTTTGTAGCCAATTATGCCGCCGATTGTATTGGGCAGCTACCCCAGATAAGTTCTGGACCTATGTTAATAAAACTGAAACCTGCTGGTTATGGATGGGTAGCCGAACCTCAGAGGATGGGTATGGGCAGTACGAGTTTACTGGGGGGGTTAGGGTTTTAGCCCACATATATTCTTATGAGCAGGTTTATGGTCCAGTCCCTAAGGGTAAAATCCTACTTCATAGTTGTGATAGTCAACCCTGTATAAACCCAGATCACCTTAGTCCAGGTTCTTATAGGGATAATACCCAAGACGCTCTTTCAAAGGGGCGTATGGCATTTGGAGAAAGGGTTGGGTGTAGCAAGCTAACGGATAAGGATGTATTGAACATAAGAACCCTTTATAAGGGGGGTTGGACGCAGAAAAGGATAGCCCCTTTTTATAATATTAGCGCCCACCAGATTGGCAGAGTAGTATCAGGTAAGAATTGGGGTCACGTTACGGGGGTTCAGTAAAACCTATGCCAGTATTGCCTGATGGATTTACACCCATTGCCCAATTCAAATCCCCATATAGGTTGTTGATTGGAATTGAGGGGTTACCGGACTCTGGTAAGACTGAATTTGCTCTATCTGCTCCCCCAGGAATTGGACTTCTAGCCGTAGATCGTGGATATGAGCATATGGTATCTAAAAATGTACCCCCATTAACTAGGCAGAGGGATATCTTTATTAAGATATTTAATATGCCCCTACCTGGACAAGCAGACCAGCCAGCCTATGTCCAGATGTGGAAGGAGTTTTATGATAGTTATCAAGGGGCGGTAGCCAACGCAACCTTTAGGACCGTAGTAATTGATGGTGATTCCGACACGTGGGACCTCCAATTACTGGCGTGGTTTGGTAAGACTACACAGATAATGCCAATAACGCGGACTGATGTAAACATGGCTAGACGCCGTATGATAGGGCGTGGGTTTGATAGTGGTAAAAATATCATATTCACGTATAAAGTTGGGGCAGAGTACGAGAAGGTAATTAAATTAGATTTAAATGGTAAACCCTTCTCTATAGATGAAAAGACAGGGGATTACAAGCGAAAGGGATTTGGAGAGCAAGACTTCCTTGTGCAGGTTCAGCTACGGGCTATTTTCAACCCGGCCCACCAGAACCGTAATAAGCATGGGATGACGGACTGCTTTGGTATTCGCATCCTAAAGTGCAAACCAGATCCAGAGCTTATAGGGATGGAGTTATGGGGGCCTGAGGCTACGTTCTCAGGACTGGTACAGGCTATCTATCCAGGGACAAGTTTGCGGGAGTGGGGACTTTAATGGAAAAGGAAGAGGTAGCTCTAGGATGTTTAGCCGCCATCCCAGCCCTAGCCCTTAGTTTAGTGCTTAAAGCGTGGGCTCTATCCATTTTATGGGGATGGTTCATTAATCCCATATGGCATGGCCCTACCCCCACAAAAGTATCCTTTATTGGGATATCCACAATATGGGGATTAGTAACCCACGACCCCACTAGATACGCAAAGGAGGAGCAAAGCGTATGGGAAATGTATACATCAATCATACTTGCTCCTTTATGCTCCCTTGGATTTGGGTGGTTAATACTTTGGATAACTAAATGATCTTGGTGGACAGACGTGTGGGCTCTGTAGAGCTTGCTCCATACCTCCGTAACCTTGGCATGGGCGTGCAAATAGAAACCCTCTCTGCGGGGGACGTGTGCTTCGAGGGTAAAGGCCCAGAGGGTAACATCATGGTGGGGGTGGAACGCAAACGGACCAATGACATTTTATCCTGCATTGACGATGGGCGCTTTTCTGGATTCCAGCAGCCGGGGATGATGGAAGATTACCACCGCAGGTTACTTATCATAGAAGGTCTATGGAAGCCCTCCGCTACCGGACTGATTCTAGAGTACAAAGCTGGGACGTGGATACCAATAGGGGGCCGAAGGGTACTCTACGACAAGCTATTTGGATTCCTGCTCAGTGTGCAGCAAGTAGCGGGGACGGTGTATGTGCGGTCAGGTGACATTCAGGAGACTGCATACCAGATCAAAGTTATGTACCAATGGTTCCAGAAGGAGTGGGGGAACCATACTAGTATGTCCCAGCCTCAGAACATTATTGTCCCATCATTCGAGAAGCCCTCGTTTGAGCGTAAGTTTGCCTGCCTCATTGATGGTATTGGAGTGAAGAGAAGCAAGGAAGTGGTAGATCATTTCAAGACTGTGCCCAACATGGTACACGCGGAGGAGCAGGATTGGATGAAAATTAGCCGGATAGGGGTTCCTACTGCTATAAAGATTGTGCGGCAAATTAGAGGGGTAAAGTTATGATAGATTCAATGATAAATTCAATAGGTATTCTAGTATGTGTACTAGTTATTATAGGTATACTTATCTGGAGAATACTCTTGCTGGAGAAAGGGATAGCTCAATTAGACGATAGGGTAAAAGAACTCGAAGGAACAGATTGATAGAGGTCAGCTATGGATAGATGCCCCCTATGCCCAGGTAAGAATCCAATCGTGCCCCCTTGTGGTCCAGAAAAATGTAGTGTCATGTTGATTGGAGAAGCACCTGGAAAGGAAGAGTCAAAGTACGGAAGGCCCTTTGTTGGTAAAACTGGGCAGGAGCTTACGGAGCACTACCTACCTTTGGCTGGATTACGTAGGGGAGATATTAGGATAACCAACACAGTAGCCTGCTACCCAACTAGTTCTGAGGGTAAGCTAGACCACAGCAACCCTAAAGATGCCGCTATGATAAGATCCTGTGCCGAGCACCACTTATATAGGCAAATAAAGGAAACTAACCCAGAACTTATCATACCAGCAGGGGGAGTAATTGCATCCCTGATACCAGGGTTGGATCTTGATGTACACTTCGCTTTCCCTTTTATATGGGATGTTCCTGGGGATATGGAGAGGGCCATATTTCCAATATGGCATCCAGCACGTGGGATACATGAGCCCAAGTTCATGCTCCATCTACGAAGCTGCTTTATCCGCCTCCGCAAGTATCTAAAAGGGGAGTTAATCATCCCTCAGGATAAGTACCCAAATCCTGATTTCGGGTTTGTATTAAATACAAGCAGTGCCGTAGATGAGTATATTCAACAAGATACAGAATGTAACATGGCCCTCGATACAGAGATAACACGTAATGGTACTCCATTTTGCCTTACCTTCTCAGTGCGCCCAGGCACAGCTAGACTTATCCAGGCCGGAGACAGTTGTGCTTTGGGTAGATTGGCTTGGTGGATACAAAGGTGGAAGGGTCATATACTGTTACACAATAGGCTGTTCGACCGGCCCATCCTTAAGCGGATGGGGGTGCCAGTACCCCATCATCTGATTATAGATACCATGGCTGAAGCCTATCATCTAGGGAATATGCCACAGGGCCTAAAGACCCTAGCCTACCGCTTCCTGGGGGCAGAGATGCAGAGCTTTGATGACCTTGTACGCCCCTACTCTACCTATAGGATTCTAGAATACTATGCTAGGGGGCTACAAGAAGAGTGGAGCAGGCCCTCCGAGGAATGTATACGGGATACCAAAGGGGAGTGGAAAGGGTATAAACCCCAGTCCTTTGGAACTAAGCTAAAAAGGTTCTTTACGGATCTTGCGGCTAATCCAAACCTGGATGTGTTTGATAGATGGGGTAACTGGGAAATGCACCATGAAGAGATAGAGGCTAAGCTTGGTCCCTATCCTGGTAAGTGCATATCCCATACCCCCTTAGAGAAGATACTGCCCTATGCTTGTCAGGACGCGGCCCGTACATTAGAACTATGGCCAATACAGGAGCGGGCAGAAAGGTTAGTTAGAAAGAAGTCAGCGTACGAGTGGTTCAATTTATGACCTTCAAAGAGTTTGATGATTTCCAAAAGGACCTCCTCACTGAGGTTGAGGTAATGAAATCCTCAAAGGGTAAGGAGTATGCCAACAGTGAGGACCGTTTTGCAAACTTCAACCGGCTTGCAGATGAGCTAGGGCTCAAGAATTATCAGGTAGGGTGGGTGTATACCAAGAAGCACCTGGATGCTATAGCCCACTACTGTAAGGTAGGGCATACAGAGAGCACTGAGAGCATTCGGGGTAGGTTTGTGGATGCTATTTGCTACCTTACCTTAATGGCGGGGATGGTAGAGGAAGAACAGCATCCACTAGTTTATCTTAATCTACCAGAGGAACCAGATAAACCTGTATTACTTCCAGGCCCCTACTATTGCCCCTATCCAGACTGCCTTGAAAAGAGTCCACACTTACATATCCCATGAGATTATTCGGTGGGGTATTCCTTCCAGATAGACCCTCCATGATAAATATCCGTAGGCTGGATAGCAATAGTATGCCGTGGGTAGAGGCAGCCAGTTATTACGGGATAGAAGTAGAATTATCTCACTTTTCTAAGTTAGATATAGAGTTCGGGCAGGAAATGGAATCTCTTACCGAGGAGGTTAAGAGAATCACGGGGGTGTATACCAATTTAGATAGTGGGGATCAAGTCTCTCATTTACTGTTCAAAACTCTGGGTTTAAAACAAGCCAGAAGGAAGATGACTAAGAGTGGGGATAGGGAATCCATAGATAGTGAAGTTTTGGGCGGGATACTACACGACCATATAGTCGTACCTATAATTAAAGCCTACCGAGAGTGCTCAAAGTATAGGGGTACCTATTGTCAACCTATACTCAAACTTGCACGCAAAGCCCCAGACGGCACCTGGAGACTATTCCCTAATTTCAAATATACCCGCGTACCAAGTGGGCGCTTTGCGGCTGAGGAACCAAATCTGCTGGCTATACCAGCGCATAGCAAGAGGGCCAAGCGGTTACGGGAAGGGTTCATAACACGTCCCGGCTGGATCCTGATAACCGTAGACCTCTCGCAAATAGAGCCCAGAGTGGCAGCCCATCGCTCTAACTGTGAAGCACTTATTAAGGTGTACCTAAACGATGAGGACCTATACTCTGACTTCTCTATAACAGCATTCCACCTAGAAGATGGCCGCTACCAGGATGAAAAAGGTAAGTGGAAGTATCCCCACGTAGATAAAGAGGAGCACCGCTTCCCCGCTAAAACCTGTACCCTTGCCAGCCTCTATGATGTTACCGGCTCAGGACTCCTCGCACAGATGCCAGTGGGTAAGGGATGGACAGAGAATAAATGCCAAGACCTGATAAACAGTTTCTATCTGAAGTACCCAGAACTACTACGGATGCGGAAGGTAGACCATGCACGGGCACGACAGAAAGAGATGGTTTGGGATCTCTTCGGGCGTGTGTTACATACCCCCGGAGTAAAGAGTGTACTACCATGGGTGGTAAGCTCTACCCTGAGGGAGTTAGGGAATCACCCAATTCAAGGTACCGCATGTGGGGTACTCCGTCTGTGTATGGCAGAAACCCATCAGATATGGGAGCAGGCCAGGCTACAAGAGGTTATACACCCCCTACTACCTATCCATGATGAGCTACTGTATGAGGTACGAGAGGATCTTGCGGAGGAGTGGATACAAACTGTGGGGGGAGTAATGGAGGGAGCAATGCCTATGCTAGTTCCTATCAAATGGAGTGGGGCACAGGGAGAGAGATGGAGTGATGTCGAGAAGTAGCCTTCTTTATTCTCTCCCCCGCCATTAGCAAATCCTGGTTACTACGGTTAGAGAATAAGAGCAGATTTTTCCACCACCCAGGAGAGAAAGCTGGCATAGCCCACACATATGCAAAGCACTCACCTTTATAATAGAATCCATACCCTTTATCACAGGACTCTATGGTAACTTTATGGGGGATTAGTTTAGAGGACATAAGTAGCCAGAGTGGGAATCGAACCCACATACCTGAAGGTGATGGATTTTAAGTCCATTGCGTATACCAGTTCCGCCATCTGGCCTTATCTAATTCCACTTCTCTTTCCACTCCCTGCAATTTGACTGAAACTTACCCCACTCCAAGGGGTAATGGGATTGTATAAAATCCCTAATATCCTCGGGGTTAGTTGGGTGTAATCCCCAGATAAAGACTGCCTTATATAAGCAGGGTAGGAGATAGATTACCTGCCCAATTGTGAACCATACTCCTGCTAAATATCTAACCATTATGGTAGCTCCTTGCCCCCTTGTACCTCTTCCCTGACCCTTCCCTGTCCCGTTTCTTCTCCCTAAAATATGCTGCATGGCCGGGGCAGTACACCTTAGAGTCCGTGCGGTCATCCCCACAGGTTATACATTTACCATCCCGCTGTAGCCGTAGCTGACGCCGGTATTGCTTGGTTATAAGGAGATTGGTGAACTCATCATTAATTATTCTAGGCATAAGAATAGGGTCTGTATTTAGTACAGACCCCCTTTTTGGTAGCCCCTCTTTGAATTGAACAAAGGACCCCCCGATTATGAGTCGGATGCTCTCCCACTGAGCTAAGGGGCCAGTCCCTTAAGCAGCCCCCAGTTTGGCTTCATACTCGCCGTCGTAATCTTCGTAGTCCTGCTATAGACGGCGGCATCGGCAATAACTCCTGGGTTTCTCACGATTCATCCCTCTCCCATTCCCCCGCTGACGCCCTCGAAAGCAGCCGATACGACCTCGGAAAACGCTCCACCCAGTTCCTTGCTTCCGTTTCCGTCTCTATGCGGATAACTCGATCCGTATCTTTACCATCGACCACGCTCAACAGTGCCCAGTCTCGTTTCATAATGGACCAATCAATCGCGGTCATCAATCCGACGACTGCGCTGAAATGCTTGCAGCAAACGTACTGCGTTGCGTTGTGCCGGTGGTGCGGGTAATCCGCTGGTAGCTCTTCACCTAACTTGTGCGTGGCCTCAATGTGGTGCCGTCCTTCCCGCCAGCACATTCCGCAGATTTCACCCTTGCATGTCTTGGATACGAAGTGATCTCGCGCTGCCTCAAGTCCGATCTCTTTCATCATGCTATACTAGCCCCAGTCAAATTCTAGGATACCAGAGGTTTGCCTATTTGTCAAGCTACCTTAGATAAAATCCAGGATTTAGGGTCTGTATTTAATACAGGCCGTTCTTGGGCTTTTGGGGTGCGGATGGCAATCCACCGCCCATTCCTATCCTCAACAAAGGTGAGGATGGTATCCCCCGCAACCGGCACAGTAACGGGGGCCATGATCTTATTCGAGTTCAGCATAATGACCTCCACAGCCATATTCTACCCTAGGAATTGCATGGATAGCAAGAGGTAAATGACCTCCAAACAACTTGACAAATAGTCAATATATGGTATGATGGAAGTGTAAGTAAGCAAAGGAGAAACCATAAAGATGGGCGCAGGTACTTTTGATCCCACAACATACCGGACCTTTACAGATTCGGTAAGACACAAACATGTGGATGAGATTTACTCATCTCGACTGAATAAGAATCTGGACCCCCTACATATCAAAGTACGGGAATCCAGGGATAGTGCAAGTAACCCACAGTCTACCCCTGTCATTATTGCCCTAGATGTCACGGGCAGTATGGGTATGATTGCCTCAGTTATCGCCAAAGAGGGCCTGGGTACTCTCTTTACCTCAATCCTTGATCGTAAGCCTATCTCAGACCCCCACGTTATGTTCATGGGGGTAGGAGATGCCAATTGTGATTCGGCTCCCCTCCAAGTTAGCCAATTTGAAGCTGATAAACGAATCATTGAACAGCTTACCCAGATTTACCTTGAGGGTGGGGGTGGTGGGAACAACTTTGAATCCTATAACTTCCCCTGGTATTTCGCGTCTGAACATACTGTCCATGACAGTTATGAAAAGCGGGCTAAGCGTGGGTACCTTTTTACAGTGGGGGATGAGGAATCCCCAAAGTCCCTTACCAAGGCACAAATTAAACGATTCATCGGGGATGATATTCAAGAGGATATCAGCCCCCTTGTATCCCTGGAAGCTGCACAACGCTACTATGATGTATTCCATGTGGTTATCAAAGAGGGTGATCATGCCCGTTCCCATTTTAGTCAAGTAATGGAAAGCTGGAATACCCTATTAGGTCAGCATACTATCCCCCTTGCTGACCATACCAAGCTGGCAGAGACAATCGTCTCGGCCATTGAGATTGCAGAGGGGCTATCTGCAAAGGACAGCGCATCCCGCTGGACTCCAAGGGTAGGCTCCGTAGTTTACGATGCCGTGCAGCAAATTCCCACTGGTAGAGGGCCTAGATTACTGCCGGGGGTGGGGGTCTAAGATGATAGCACGCGCTGTAATCGGTGCCAACTTCGGAGACGAGGGGAAGGGGTTGGTTACCGATTGGCTTTGTATGCATGGGGCAGGTATTGTGGTCCGTTTCAATGGTGGGGCTCAAGCAGGGCATACTGTAGTCCATGAGGATGGAAGACGGCATGTATTCAGCCACTTTGGATCGGGGACTCTGAGAGGGGTCCCCACCTACCTCTCAAAATACTTCGTAGTCAACCCGATAGCCTACTTCAGGGAGAAAGAAGAGCTTACCACTTTGGGGATTACCCCCCTTGTATTTGCCCACCCAGAATGTACCGTAACTACCTTCGTTGATATGTTTATCAACCAAGAGTTAGAGACTAGGCGCGGAAAGGATAGGCATGGAAGTGTTGGCCTGGGGGTAAATGAGACAGTGGAGAGATCCATGTTGCCGGAGCTAAAGATCACCATGGCCGATCTCTGGAATAACTCAAAATCCCTAGAGAGTAAATTGGTAGATATGTGCTCCACATACTCAACCTTCCGTATTGGAAGCCCCATAGGTAATCCAGATAACATGATCCATGCTTTCCTCCAAGGGTGCTCTCAGATAGCAAATGAGATACACCCCCTCGGGATTTCCCAATGTAAAGATCCCGTGTTTGAGGGGGCACAGGGATTACTTCTTGACCAAAACAACAAGGAGTTCTTCCCTCACTTAACACGATCTAACACAGGTAGTCATAATGTGCAGGCCCTATGCACCCAGGCAGGTATAAAGGATATAGAAACCTATTACGTATCCCGCACTTACCTAACACGCCATGGTGCTGGCCCCCTACCGGGGGAGAATGCTAACCTATCGTACCCGGATAATACTAACCTGAAGCATCAGTTCCAAGGTACCCTACGATTCGCCCCATTGGATTACCCAGCCCTCTTGGAAAGGATAAAGAAAGATAACACCTGGGGCACCAGCAAGCTAGTACTCACCCATATGGATCAGCTACCCCCTGAGGTACCTGCTGACTTGTATGCGTGGGGCCCTAATTGGAAGTGGATAACCAAGCCTGGAAAGGCACTAAACAGGGCGTGTATTAAATACAGACCCTAAATCTAAAGGATAAACTATGACCACAAAACCTGTATTTGTTCCGGCTCCCCCTGAAGAGGATGAGCCCGTACCCCAACTCAATCAATTGGTTACCCAGCCCGCTAAGCGCCTTACTATACTACGTAAAGTCCAGCGGTGCCAAGAGATCAACGATAGTCTTACACCCCTGGTTAAGGAGAAGAAGCGGCTATCCAATGAGCTAAAGATCCTCCTTGGGCAGCACTCTATCTCTAAGTGCATGGTGGATGATATCAGTGTGAACTACTTCAGTTCCGTGCGAGAGGGATCTATAAAGATGGAACTGCTCCTGCAAAACAATGTGCCCATGAGTGTGATTAAAGCTAGCAAGGGACCGGATAAAACTGTACATACCCTTAGGATCGGGAGGGTAGAGGGGGATGAGGGGGAAGAGGAATGACACCCCCAGCCGAAACGATAGCCCTTCTTGCAATTCTAACCGGGAGCCTCCAGGGAGCTACAATAACTGGGGGCTCCCTTACCTTTGGTGGTACTGACACCTACGTCCAACTATCAGGATCAGGATTTTCTGCCGTTATCAACGATGATGATGTGGGGCCTTATCCATACGGTGGCCTTACCCCTTTCACGCTGGGTATGATTACAGGGGGTGGTGTGGGTTATGGTAACGCGGGGTGGGGATCAGGGATAACATACAATGGGACCTTCTACAACCCTTGGAGCATCCAACTCCCGACTGGCATCCAATACGTAGACCCCCTCTCGTACAGTCTAGAATTAACCTCTCCCCCCCCAATAATAACTGGCCCTGGAACATACACGGTAGACTTCTCCGTACAGATAAACTTCTGCTTACATAACCAGGGGATTCAGTATTGTGAGCAGGACACTGGGACGGCTATGGGATCGTTTACAGCCACTTCAGGTAACCCAAATACTTCATGGGTATCCTTATCCCCTCTAGAAGCTACCATAACACCGGCTATTGAGCAGGCAGAAGCGGACCCCCCTAGTGCCAACTCCCCGGAGCCTTCCACCTTTTGGTATGTGGTAATCACCACTATATTAATGGGCATAAAAATGGCCCGGCGAGAGCACCGGGCCTAGATTTAGTTTATCCTCTCAAGTATCTCCCCCTACTTACCCCCCAGGAGTTTCAGAAGGGCACTATAGAACTGCGCCTCTGTCATCCCGTTAGGATAACCAGGGATTGAAATACCAAAGAAGCAGGACCGCATATAAATCCCGACCTTCTGGGCCTTAGTCTCCGCAGCCCCCTCACCACCGGGTTTACACAGACCGTCAACCACTTCCCTGATTTCCTTATAGGTGAGCTTCACACCACCGGACCCAGCACCTACCGCAGCGGCAGCTTTAGCCACGTCCTTACCAGTGGTGGGCTTGTCAGCGGCAGACTTCTTAGTAGAAGCAGTCCTAGGGTGCTCAGCGTCCGGTTGGCGCTCAGCCCGTGCCTCACTTACCTCCTTCTTAGCCTCCTTAGCCTCCTGTGCTGCTAACTTTGCCTTCTCCTTAGCCTCCTTTGCCTCTGCCGCATACCGATCCTTCAGCTTGGCAAGATCCTTGGCCGCTTGCTCCTTGGACTTGTCCGCAGCCTTCTTGGTAGACTCCAGTTTCTTAACCGCTTCGGCTACAGCCTTAGCTCCCTCTGAGGGGTCCTCTTTAACCTTCTCTGTGGCTTCATCGAGGGCTTTCTGGGCAGCAGTGATAAGGTCCGAATTAAGTTTATCCGTAAGGGCAATAGCTTCCTCGGCGGTCTTTAGCCGGTTAGCCTTAGCCTCAATTGCCTCTTGCTGCTTGGCTTCAGCCTCAGCCTGTTTCCGCTGGGCTTCCTCGGCCTTGTTTAAGGCAGCAATGAACTTCTCTTCCTCACGGGTTTCCTTATCAATTGCTTTTTGGCGGGCGTCCTCAAGCTCCTTCAATACTTCTGGCAGCTTCTCCTTATTATCCCGGTTAACCCGGTAGAGAACTGCGCCCCCAGACCAATCAATTTCCCCAGTATGGAGCTTGTTCTGTACCTTGGTAGGTAGGTCCAGGAATCCGAGAGTAATGTTCAGCCATGAGTTACTGACAGGCCCCTTACGCCCAGCCACGGAGAACATTGAGCGGATAGTCATTTTATCCACCCCCGCATCCAGCAGCTTCTTGATAGCCACGGCATCATCCATACGGGTATTCTCTTGCCGCGCAAGGTTCTCCGTAAGCTGGCGGATAGTGGTAGCCTTACCGGGCTCCGTAGTACGAACAATGGCCTTGACGGTAAGACCGGCCCCCTCCTTATTCAACTGCTTAATGGCCGCAAGCCTATAGTTACCGAACGAGAGCCTGTACTGAAAGCCATTATCTGCTTCAGGCAAAGGGCTAACCTCAATAGGCTGTAGTTGGCCCTCGGATACAATCTTCTCAGCCATCTCTGTAACCTTAGATGGCTTCAGGCCAAACCTGGCGTTATGCTTAGGATTGGCGTCAATAACTGAAGGGTCAAGCTCGATTAGCTGCCCTTCTACGTTTGTACTCATTTACTTCTCCTTTTAGATTCAATAACTTAGTAGGGCGTGTACTAAATACAAACCCCCTTAGGCCGCGTCGGTGGAGCTAAACCATGCCCTAGGCATACTGTGGGGCACATAGACACCACAAATACCTATTGAGGTTACCTTTTTCAAAGGCTTGAAGTCATCTCTGCCATTCCGATATTTCGTTCGCGCGGCCAATTCCTATACTACCCCAATGTTTCCTAATAAGCAAGACCTAGACATCTGATATATTAGCCCCCTTCCAACGCCCCCGTCTTGGATCAGGATATCTACCTCCTTTACCTTTCGCATTCTGACTGGTTACACTAGCCATAGGCTTACTAGTCTCTTTTTCTAATAGGTCTATCAACCTCTTCTTTTCCAAAATGGTGTTTAAATCAGCATACCCATACACCTCTCTAATAAAAGTGGTGGTAGTACCAGACTCCATGATAGCTAAAATCTCCGTTTCCTTCTTGGTTAATCTAAAAGGACTACGTGTTTTCTTAGAGGAAGCTGTTCTCATTTTTAGTTCTTGGAGACAGCAAGCTTATAGGGTTCCGGCTGGGCTTGGGGCTCTACAGGACCTATAAAGGTTACAACCTTACCCCTAGAGGCCCCCTGCGCCATCTCCAGCAGCACCAGAGACTCTAAAGGAGTCTCCGGCGAGAGTAGGATCTCAAGATTACCGTTGATACGAATCTCAGTCTTCATTTTTTGCCTAAGACCTCCTCCAGCAGTTGGGCACTTCGGATATTGATACCTACCTCAATACCCATAGCCACAAGTCCCCGCATGGCCCTAGCGGGATCACCGCTTACTACCGCAAGCATCATCTGTATGGTTACTAACTCTGTAACCACTGAGCTTGCTTTTACCGCCCTAGCTACTTGGCAGGTATCACAAGTATGATCCTGACAGTGATCCTGACAGCTAGGATCTAAGACTAGTTTCTCAATTGTCTTTGATACTTCCTCTTCCGTTATTTGTATCATTCTTTATCCTTTTATCTCCCAAGGGTTAACTTGGGACTTCTTTGGCTTACCCCCCCGCGCCTTTATCTGCTCTGCCTTCTTACGCGCAGCCATTTTGCGGGGCGAGTTCTTCTTGAAGAACCTGTCTCCCTTCTGGTAATGGTGTGCCAACTGGCACTCGTTACAAAGGGCAAACTTAGTCTTCTTTACCCCACAGTGGGTACATAACCCAGCAGCTTTCTTACGGAGGTACCACCGCTTGAAGCGGGATATGGGCAGGTCTGTAAATCCATCTTGGATAGTCATAGTCTTGGGTAAAAGCACTCGAAATACCAGATTTCCAGACCACTTAAGAGCACCCTCAGGACTGCCCCGGCCACTACCACAAAGATAAGGTCCTTATGTTTCATACAACCTAAACTCCTTCGGGGTACAGGAGCACCTATACCCCTTATCCAATAACTCCTGGTGGGTAGTCGCTTGGGTCTTAGTAAAGAACCCACGGAACCTATGCTGGTGGTCTGGGTGGTCGTATAGATGGACCTCTACCCCATGTGCATACTTTTTAGACCCCCGCAATACCCACCCCTTGGATTCCAGATATTCGTCACCCATCATCCAATCCTTTCCTCCTTACCCCGTAGCCTAAGTATAACCCTACCATCCAAAACCCCCCGGCGTACAATCTTAATAGCAACCTGATGGAATGAACTTCCTTTCGCTCCCATTACCTTTCCAGCCGCACTAGTGCTAATCTGATTATGGAACCAAGCTATAGCCAATTCTACTTCCTCATCTGACACAGCACTAGTATTGTTACGTGGAGGATTACCTTCCATAGCTTTTTCTAAGAGTGTCATCCAGCCTTTTCCTCCTTTTGCGGGAGCCGGGCCTCAAACCTAGCATGGTAATCCTCAACCACACTAACAGCAGTCCGCATAGACTTCTCTACCCGTTTGAAGATGCTACGTACTGCCTCAGGGGACATGCGCCCTGTATCGTATGCCTCAATTAACTTGGCATAATCGTTAGTGTTATTCTTCTGGAACGAGATAAAGCGGTGTGAGAATCCCCCCGTGAAGTCTGTAATCTGATCCTTCTCCACCTTAGCCCGCCCAGTGATCCTTTCGCGGATAGCCTTAGGTTCAACCCTAAATTCCTCAGCAGCCTTGACCACTGTCATTCCCCGGTTAAGGATAGCATCTACCGCAAGGGTGGTTGCAGCCTTATACAGCTTGGACTTAACCGCATGGACTATCTTAATCGTATAGGACTTCGGGAGAGGGAATACCTCAAGTATCCTTTTCATGGGCACTTGGGCATCCAGCAGCCCTTGGATAGCAATCTCAAAGTCCTCATCGGTAGCCGTAAGCGGGCCTGTTGAGTTAGCTGATACAGCCATTCCCACTCGCTTGGCAAAGTCCGGTTCGTCAATAATGTTACACTCTATAGAGTCATACTCCATGCGGGAGCACGCTTCCAGCCTATGACGCCCGTCAATAACCTCGAACTTATCCGTACCCTCGTTATGCCAAACCTTAATCGGGGGCAGGATGACCTTGGATTCCATCAGCTTGATAAGCTGGGATACCCGGCCCTCGGATAGCTGCTTACGCACAAAGAAAGCTACCACAATATTGTCTAAGTTTATGGAGATAGCTTTCCTCATTTAATCCCCTGCCTTTGTGCATTCAACCAAGAAACGAAGTGTTCGATGGCCCCATCCTTGAGAATAACAGACGGCCCATACTTAGTACGGGAACCCCTATCGTCCTCCGTCCACATTTCTAACTGCGGTATCTCCGGCCAAAAGTTAACCACAAGTGAGGAAGTTGGCTTAGGCCCAGAAGATGCAAAAGTGTTCGATGTCATAGCTTTCCTCATTTTACCCTCTCCCGTTCCATGGTAAACACTATAATAGGAACAGATCCAGGGTGGAAGTGGGCAGCTCTGGTACAAATTACCTCGTGCTCCCCATCTAATAAGGTATGTAACTCTGCGGCAGTCAGGGCAGTACATTCATAGTCAAATTCAGCATGGTACTTACCACAGGAACACTCAAGCTTAAACTTCATACTGTCTCTACCTCCACTACCACCGAGGACTCCTCCTCTCTTATAACCTTTACCACCTTACCTTTCCGGCCCTGGTATATAATCCATTGGCCGGGATGACAGCCCAGACTTGCGGGCCACTGCTCTACTCGTTTAGACATGAGTCTCATGACTCTCCTTTTTAGGGTCTGTATTTAGTACACACCCGACTACTATGGGAATACACCCAAGAAATAACCCTTTACAAATTGTGATTTTGATGTCATAATCAGAGGGTATTGGGCAGGCGATAGGAGGGGGTTATTCCTTTGCTATCGCGTTATTCGCTTCCCTAAACCATTCGGCCACATCATCATCCATCTCTTCCGTTACATCACATTGGTGCCCGGTATCCGCTTCGTGCTCAACTGCCATCTGGGTTGCTTCCTTCATGGACAAGGCCCACGCATCCCAGGAATCATGGGTTAAGCAGGTAATGTGGTAGATACTCATAGTAGAGTACACCCAGGGGATTTAAGCTTCTTTAGAATATTAAGGGCTAAATTTGCGGATAGGAGTAGGTATTTATCTCCCACCGCCGCCTCCACCCTCGCCGCCCACGCCGCCTCTTCTGTACCCTCTATCTCACACCTTTTTGCAATATCTTCCATACTCCCATTAGGGTGTAGCTCTCTAAAGAGAGGGGGT